TCCATATCGCGGGCCAAGCACGACGGGTTTGCCGGAACGCCAACCGCCGAAAGTTCGACAAGTTCCCATTCGAGGAACCTCATAACTTCCTTACCGTCGATCATTTCAAAAGCCATGGTGACCGGAAGGAATCCGATCGAGAACCCGCGCAGCTTTTTGCTGGCGTATTTGCGGCCGAAGCCGGCACCGGGTTCGTCCGCATCGAAGCAAACGTCGGCCTCGATTTCGTTCTCGCTGATCCGGAGGGCCGGAACGTTGCCGATCGGGATCGTGCCGACTCGTTCGTCGTGGCCATGGGCCCAGAGCAGAACGGGGTTCTTTTTGAAATTGTCCGCCTTGCAACCGCGGGGTTCGACGATCGTTCCGTACCGATCGATTTCGTTCGTGTTGATCACCGCCCGGCACTTGAACTCTTGGCCCTCGGCGGGTTCTTCGACCGTAACCGTGGCGTCGCGGGCTTCCGGCTGGGCTTCGGCCTTGGGGGCGAAGTATCGCATTCCCAGGCGGAGCTTTTCCGGCACCGTAATCGATTGGCCCAGCTTATTGCCGTGGGCTTGGCGGTACAAAGCGAGCAGGCGTTCGCGAAGTGTCATAGCGTTTGGCTCCTATTGGCGGGGAAGTTTCAAAAACTTTGGCCCCGCGTCAATAGGTTGCCTGAGCTAATCGCCGACCATTGGGTCCAACGGATCGTCGGTCGAAACAAGGGCCGCGGCCGTACACCGGCAGTTCGCGATATTGCCAACGGAGCCCGAAGGATCGCCCGGATAATCCAGAGCTTCCCCGCCGACGTTGAAGGCTTCGCCCTCTCCGCGGATTTGCCCGTCCGCCGCAAAATGGGCCTCGCGAACCCGTTCGTCGAGCGTGGCGATCCACTCCTTTTTGGTAACGCCGAGGGCCTTGCGTTGCATCTTGGCCCCGCCGTTATAGGCCCCGTTCACTTCGGTGCGCGCGATCGTCTCGCTGGAAGCGAAGCGGCCGCCGTCCCGTTTTTTTCTTCCCTCCGTTTCGCCCCGAAAAACTTTGCGAACCGCGGCCGATAAATTCTCGAGCGTGGGTTCCTCTTCCATGCTTTGCGCCAAGGCTTCGGAGAGTTGGCTTTGCGTGGTCGCATTGACCGTATCGCGCCAATATTCCCGATCCTTTCCGCGGAGCCACGCCTCGGCCTCCGGGTTGTTCAGATCGAACTTGCCCGGGAGGTCCAATTGCTTCGCCTGCATATCGGCCCCGGTCTCGATCGCGTTCTCGTAAAGGCCCTTCATGCGGTTGGCCAACTCATCGGCGGCGCGGAGCCAATCGTCCAGGCCGTCGATTTGGTTGCCGTCCAAGGCCCGAACGAGAACGTTGCGAACTTCGCCCCCTCCGCACCAGCATCGCTTGTCGACGAAGCTATCGCCCAACGTTGCGGGCTTCGCTTCGTCCGCGATCGTGTAATGCCGCTTTGAGCCGTCCGGGTACATGCGGCAAGAGTTCGCGTCGAGGATCATCTTCCGGCCGACGATCTTGAACGATCGGGGCTCGTTATCCTTCGGGAGATTGGCGAAAACTTTGGGCAAGTTCTCCAGAATCCGTTCCATTTGCTGCGCGAAGAACCGCCGCAAAATCTTGTAGCCCTTGCTGGTGAGTTCGTCCAAGTCTCGATCGACCCGCGCACCCAAGGCGCGCACCTCGAGCAGGCGGCGTTCCGCCCGTTCGTTGCAATAGGCAACGTCGGTCGTATGTTTGAACCGACCGCCGGTAACAGGTCCGCTGATTGCCCCCGGGCCCAGGATGCGTTTGGATTCATCGTCGTCGGCCCCGGGCTTCGGGAGCCCGTCCGGTGCGCCGGGGTTCCGCGGCTCCCCGTTCGGATCGTTCGGGTTCGCCTTGGCTCCCGGATCGTTGGCATTTTGGCCGGGCATGCCGCTGCCGAAACCTCCGCCGCCTCCGAAGCCGCCGCCCGGTGCGCCGCCGGAGGGGCCGAGGATATTGGCCGCCAGCCGCCGATCAATAGCCGCGTTAATCTCTTCCCGCGTGAAGTCTTTGAGCCCATAGGCGAGCATTGTCTGCCAGATCTCAATCGGGTACTCGCCCCACACCGTTGGGTCTAGATTTTGGATCGCCCGCGCATCGTTCGGGCTTCCATACTTGCTGTCGATGATCGCCTTAGCCCGCTCAAGCTCGAAGGTTCGGTCCTCCGGCATCGGGTTGTCATACTTGCAGAACCGGCCGGAGCCCACCGGGAAGAGTTCGGGGTCGCGATTGAGCCGGGCCTGCACCAAAGCAAGCCGCGGAGCAAGCACGATGCCCGCGAAGATTTGCATTTGCGCGTCGCTGTTCGAGCGGTTCGCATCTTCGACGATGCCCGCCATAATCGGCGGAATCTTGAACCCGTTCAAAATGCGGTCGCGGGTAAGCTTCGAGCTTTCCATGTACGCCATTTCGGCGGGCGGCCGGCGGAGATAGTTCACCGACGTCGTCTTTTCCAAGAGCAACGGCAGGCCCTTGTTTTTGATGCCGCCGTAACGATCGTGGATCATGTTCCGGAAGCGTTCAAACTGCGCGTCGTCGAAGTTATCGGAAGTGCTGAAAATGATATCGTTTAACACTTCCTCTTCGAACGCGAGCGCTTGGCTTAGCGTAATTTTGTCGTCGGCGTTTTGATCCATCACCGAAGAGGCAAGCGTGCCGAGGCCCCAGAACTTGTTCTCCGGGTTGAAGTATTTCAGCGGGATAATATCTTCCGAAGGAATCCACGCGCGTTGTCCCGCGGGCCCCTCGTACAGATAGCCGACCAAGGGACGGCCGGGCAAATGCACCGGCGTCAACCATTGCGGAGGCAGCGGCCAAAGCTCAGCCACGCCGAAGTTATCGCGCACCTTCAGAATTGGCGCGTTGCCGCAAAGCTCAAGATAGACCCAAACCTGGGACCAAAAATCGACGTCGGTATCCCAAGCGTTCGGGTGCTTGAACAAGTAAACAAGATCGTCGGAATCGTCGACGATCTCTTCGGGCCGGGCCGGGTTATTGAATTGGCGGAGAGGAACCGCCACCGCGCCGTCGCGGATCGCCGTTACGCAAACGTTAATCCACCGCTTCACGAATTGCTTCGTTTGTTCAACCGGCGTCAGGCCGCCTTGAATCCGGCTCGAATCGTTGAACCAGGGCTGATCGAAGATTTGCGCGACAAGGTCGTCAAGCTCTTTGTCGACGTTGCCCTTCGCCTTCACGGCCTTGTGCCCTACTAGCTCCCGGCCTTGCGGCGGAACATACGGGGTGAGGGCTTGGCGGGAAGCGTTACGGGCCGCCGGGGTGGCGAGGTGGTTCGTGCGCATGAATGGCTCCGGGGTTGTTCGGGGCCATAGTTTGCGGGAATCCCTCCGGCGGTCAATGGATCAAGCGGAAGCAACCCTTAGACGGTTTGCCCGATCCGCCCGTAGAACGGGGTTCGGTCGGCCTCCGCAGCAACCTTGACCGCGAAGAGCCGGGCCGCGTAATCGTCGTCGCTCTCGCCGCTTCCTTGGGGCGGAGGCGGCCGGCGGTTGATCCAACCCGTGCTGTATTCGTTCGGTTCGATCGGCTCCGAAGGCCCATCGAGCCAACGGCCAAGCATGATCAGGCCGCCGATCGCGGCCCCAATTAAAAGCGGGTCGAACGTCATAGGATCACCAGCCGCTTACGGTTGAACGATGTTCGCCGCGGTAGCGATTAAGGTTGTCGATATCCATCAGCATACCGCGGCCTATTTCTTCGTTCAGGCTTTCAACCGCGGACGGCACGAAGATCGTCTCGAAGAATGCCAAGATCGCGGGCACGAACGTCCAAAAGAAAACGAGATAAATCACCCCCAGGATCGGCCGCCGCAAATAGAAGTGATGCGCCCCGAAGCCGCCGAGGAAGAGGCAAAGCAAGATCGCGAGGGCCGGGCTCTTCCGCTTGCGGTCGAACTCTTGCACGAACATTGCCTGCTGCTGCAGCGGCAAGCGCCGGGCGAATTGGTAGGCGTCGGCCATGGCTTGAACCTTCAACTAGGGGAACGTTGGGAGTAACTAGGCGAAACTATCCGATACGCAGGGCGGCTTCCAGCGGATCGGGGAAGACGCCCCAATCCCGGTGCCCCGCGATCTCCCAGCCGCAAGGCTTGGCGCGGACGATCTCGAAGCCCTTCACAAGGAACCGCTTCGTGTCCGCCTGGGCGATGAGCCCGCGGGCGATCCGGACAACGAGGCCGCTCGTAACCTCTTCGTCGTTTTTTGGTAGGCCTACCGTAGCCACGGAGTCCGTTCCGGTCCCCTTAATCTTCTCTAGCTCTTGCTCGAACTCCGGCGTTCGGAAGCTTGCCAAGTTGGCGACGGGCGTTTGAAACAGATCTGCGACCATGGCGGGCGTTCCTTAAAAGAGCGGGGCTTGGGTTTTCTTTGGCGGCTCCGCATAACTCCGGTTCAGCGTGAATCGTTCGAGCACAACCCTAGCAAGGCAAGTCGGCGGGTTCAACGTCCCGGCGATGAGGTAATAATTCACGCCCACGACCTTGCCCTCTTCGGGCTCCGGATCGGCTCCGAACATTCCGAGGTGGACTGTTTCGCCAACGCGCGGAGGTTCGGCCATTTGCCAAACGTGCGTCGGCTCACCTTCCTGGGCTTCCATCCAGACGAATTCGATAATCATTGCCCGGCCTTAGTTTTAGAAATGGCCTCCGAGTTGGATTCAATCTATACGGAAAAGCCGGAGGGCGGCAACGGGGGTGGCTCAAAGCTCCGCGACGGCCCGGTCAACCAGGGCGTCGACGGCCGCCATTTCTTCCGCCTCCGCCTCTTCGTCTCTGCGCCGCCAAAGCTTCCGCGGGAGGTTCTTCGCAATGTACGCGTGCCAATGCTCTCCCTCGGGCTCCCGGAGTGTCCCAAGCGGTTGAATAACGGCCGTGGCAACGGAGCCGTCGACGCTCAAGAGCCCGACGCCCGAATCCTTGAACTTGTCCAACGATTGCGGACGCATCCGCCCGACGAAGTCCGCGGGCATGGCGCACCACGATTGCGGGATAATCAGCCGATTCGTTCGGGCTTGCATGATCACTTCGGCGATCTTGGAGAGCTTAAGCTCGATAGCGCAGACGGCCTCGAGCGGAGGGATCGGGCGGCCAAGGCGCTCCCCGAATCGGAAGCCAACGACGTCGCAATATCCGTGGCCGAAGTAACTCTCGAAAACGTGGGACGGGTAGCCGTTGGATCGAAGCCAAGCGATCACCGCCGGCCGCATAGTCCGCTCGTTGGCCATTGTGGAAAACTCTAGGCCTTCGGTTTTTTGGGCGTTCGGCGTTTCTTCTCACCTCGAGGTGGCGACGCCGCGGCGGCCTTGGGAATATGCCGCTGGAGAAATGCGCCCAATGCTTCAAAGACAATAGCCGGATCGCCTTCGCCTTTGAACTCGTCGCCGTTGATGATCACAAACGCTTTGGCTTTGCTCATTTCAGCAGGCTTTGCGCTAGATAGAGAAGAGCCCGCCCTAAGCATGGCCCGCAAATATCGCCATTCACATAGCCTTCAAGGCCGCTCCGGCGAACTTCGAAACTTGCCTTGACCATCATCGAGTCGCAATCGCGGTCGCAACCTTCCCGCGGTTCAAGGATTTTGTTTAGCGCCAAGGCGTCGCCCGATAGGCCTTCGCTCAAGCTATCGGTTCCGCATACGTCACAAAATGTTTTCTTCATTGCCCACGCCCCTAAGAATAATCGTCGTGGAGAACTTCGTCCTTGCCGCAATCGGCGCAGGTGAGTTTGACATAACAACCGGAGTGCGGAGCTTGAATAAAGTTCACATAAAACTTCATGCCGCCGCATTCGCAAGTCGTTGTCGTTGTTCGCGCGCGGAGTTCTTCGTCCTCGAAGTTGCTGAACGCCGGGCCGTCGCACCCCGGCTCCGGTCCCGGGTTCTTTTCGTCGAAGTTCACGTCGATCTTCATTGCCAAGGTTCCTGAAGTTGTGATTTCTTGCCGCTGCGCATCATACCGGTGGCGATCTCATTCCCGAAGGTAAGCTCGAAGGATCGACGGAGTTGGCCCCAGGCCGCGGACTTGATCGCCCGCGTGGAGACGTAAACCAAACGCTCGAGCACCCGGTCGATCGCATCCTCGGGAATCTCCGGAGGCCAACCGCTAACCGTGCGCCCGTCCTCTTCGAGGGCGTAGCAATACGATATCCCGCCGAATGGCGAATTGATCCGCGCGAGGCGGTAGCGATCCGAGTCGTTTTTGTAATCGTAAGGTTGTGGGAAGAACGAGACGCAAGGCGGTCGTTCCTTTGGGGCGTTAAGGTAAGACGGCCACCCGTGGATCGTGATAATCTTCCCGTTCCATACTCCGCCGACGAACCCGATCGGGCCGTCCTTTTTGAAGCCCTCCCAGATCGCAACGCCCCGCGGGCTTACGTTCTCAAGCCGCGCGTTCGTCTCTTCGCGCCATTGCTTCCACGGATTGGGCCGCGCCATTGTCCGGTCCTTTGCCTTGGGGGTTTCCTTCTAGATCATTTCTACGCCGGGGCCGGGAGCGTGCCAAGCCCACTAGTTCTTCTCCGCATGCTCCCGGAGCAATCCCGCGGCGAAGGCCTTACAATCTCGCGCAACCGTCTCGAAGTAAGCCACGCCCGCGGCCTCCGGAACTCCGGGCGTGCCGATCTCTTCCATGGCCCGTTGGACCGTCCAAGCCCCGGCGAAGAACGCCTTTCGCATTTCGTCCCGTTGATTCTCCGGAATGGGCCCCTTCATGCCCTTGGAAATCATCGCCCAGAATCGTTCGAACTCTACCGCGATTGAGTTAAGCGCCATGTTCGTCGTGCTCTCCGTTCAAGATTGCGTCCCGCCGCGAGCGAACGTTCGCGATCGCCTCGGTAACGATTTCGATAATTGTTGCCCGCGGATCATCTTCGAGGCCTTCCAAGTAACGCTCCCGCCTCATCGGGTCCGGGTTCCGTTCGGCGAGATAGATATATTGCTCGATCACCATCGGCGAGAGCGGTGCGCCGCGGCTGATCGCGGCGAGGTTGTACCGTAGGCGCTTGATCGAATCGGCCAGATCGAGCACCGATACGGTTACGACCCCGGCCGCGGTGGGCAGCTTGTATTTTCGATCCATCCTATTTTGCCTTTCGGAGCTTGCGGCCGCGGGACCATTTGCGGACGTCGACGCCGGTAACATCGAAGCCGCGGGAATCGGATTCATGGCAACGCATCAGCCGCTCGGTCCGTTGCCACGGGACCATGGCCCACCGTTCAAAGTAGACCGCAGCGGGATCCGGAATTGCCGGGGCATCGAGGAAGCTCCCGGCCATGAGCCGCTCGGCGACCGCATCATGGAAGGCGATCCGATCCACCGTGCCCAGGGCGTAAAGGGCCAAGAGCTTGCGGCGCGTCTTTAGATCGCGAACCTCGATCAAGTCCACGGGCTTCCCCTTAGAACATGGGCGGCCCGGACGTCGGGGCCGGTTTGGGTTTCTTCGCGGCCGGGGCCTTCGTCGGCGGTGGCGTCCAATCATCGGCCGGCGGTGGGATCGGCTCCGCATTGGCGGCCGTGATCTCGCGCGCTAGCGGGATCGGTCCGATAGTAAGCTTCTCCGCTTCGATCGGCATTTGTAAATCGATATCACCGAGGCGGCCTCCGGTCCGATCTTCTAATATGCCGGGCTGCAGGACGATATCCGCGCGAAGCTCCGGATTCTCTAGGGCCTTTTCCACCGCATCGAAGAACCGAGAAGAGCTTGCCGCTATGGCCGCCGCGGGGATCGTATCCGTCGTCGCCGGGTGCGCTTGGCATTGGGCGTGCATGATGCCGAACATATCGGCCGTGAGGTTGGCCAACCGCTTGAGCGGGGGCGAGCCGTTCATATCTTCGAAGTGCAGGGCAAGGGTCCGGCATACTTCGAAGCCCTCAAGCAAGAGCTTCTCCAATTTAGCCGGATCACGCGCGATCGCGCGGAGGGCGTCCAAACGTTTTTGACTATCGGCGTTCATTGTTCGTCGGTCTCCGAGTTGTATTGTTCCGCGTCCGCCTCACTGAGGAACGGGAAAGGAAATTCGCTTATCGGCGGATCGTCAACGTTCATCAGCGTGAGGTAGCGGCAGCGGTATACGTTGGCCCGCACGATATGCTTGGCCGCGGTCGTGGCCGTGCTCTTGCTTCCTCCCCTCATCTTGAAGCGATCGATTGCCTTCCATGCCGCCCGCTTATGGTGCTCGACAAGCTGTTCGCAATCCCCGACCGTCAACGTCTCGTAGGTCTTGAAGATCGTGCCCGTGGGCGTTTTCATCTCGGCAAATGAAGGAACGCATTCCGGCCAATCGAGCCGCTTCATTTCCTTCAGCACGGCTGTACGGATCAGGTCTGGGATCGGTTCAAGCGTCATAGCCGGGCCCACCAATTTCGGACCGCGCAGAACGCCCGAACGAAGAGCCCGGCACCGGGCCCGGCCGGGATGGTCCCCTTTAGTTCGCCGATCACCTTACCGTAAGCCGCCGCGGCTCCCAGCATTTGCAACGCTTCGCCGTGCGTTGGCGCGGGAATGTTAAGGCCGTAGGTATTGCCGAGGTAGCGGTACTCGATGCCCCAAACCGGCCAAGACTTTTCATAGGCGGCCCGATCCGCGGCGAAGTTCTCCGGCGTCGGTTCGTGATCCTCCCGAAGAACCGTGATCGGCGGAACCTCCGGCATGGGCGGCGCGGCCGGCTTTGGTGAAAACAATTCCGCGGGGAGGAAGTAACCGCCGGTGGCTTTGGTTTCCGGGTAGGGCGGCGCGAACGCTTGGCCCTCCGGCTTGAGAACCGTCTCCGGCTTCGGCGGCCACCCGCCCATGCGTTTGATATAGGCCTCGACCGATTCGCCCGGCAAGAGCGGGTCGCGGGTTTCAGCCCATGCGGTCCCGAGGATCGCGCCCGGCGGCGTGGTTGTCTTTGGCGGCGTTAGGTCTCTAAACGCCATTCCCATAGAGCCGTCCGCATTCAATGAAACCGATTGAAAATCCATCTTCTCAATCACGCGCACTGCCGGCGGATCGGCGGGCTTTTGGTCCGGGATCGTAACGGTTCGGCGGTTTGCCTTCCGGTTCCAATGCTCCCGGCGTTCATCATGCACCGAAGCGATCGAACCTTGGCCGTCGCAAGGTTGGCCGGCCTTGGCTCCGCATGCCGGACAATCCCGGGTCCGGACCATATAGGCCGTGGCGGATTCGTCCGGGAGCGGAGGCGGCAACGGCGGATCCGGCCGAAGGCGGGCCATGAGCACGGGATCGGGCCAGCCCGGCGGCTTCGCGATGCCGTCCCCGCCGCATGCTCCGCAGGGTTCGTACTTGGCCCACCAAAGGAACCCGCTGATATGGATCTCGCCGAAGCCGCGGCAATATCCGCATTCGTTCACGACCATTGTTCGCCCCTTTGCTGATTGTTCCCGGTTGCCTTTGCTTCTATCGGAAGAACTCCGCCACGACTTGAACAACTTCACGACGGCGTTGAAGGGCTCGGAGTTCGTTCCGCAGCCGCTCAATTTCCATCTTGGTCGGCGGCATGAAAGGATAACGGGCCGCCACCGTTTGCCAATGCTCCACGATCTTGAGCTTGATCTCCGCGGCTTCGAGCGGTTCAACTTGCCGGGCATGGTTCACGGTATCGATCGCGGCCTCGATCGTCATTCGGTTTGCGTTGGCGAAGTCCGCGATTACCCCAAAGATCGCCGGGATATCCGGCTCGGTCTTGGGGCGACCGATTATCGTAATACCTTCAAGCGAATGCCCGACGTCCGGGTTGCCCTTCGGTTCTTCGATCGTGGCGGCCTCTTCCTTCGGCTCATCGGCCAACGGCACCCGAAGCTCCCGGCAAAGTCTCCGGATATGGCCACGCGTGGGGCCTTTACAAAAGGTCTCATTGCCGATCCATAGCTCGAAGCGCCAGCACTCCGGTCCCGGGCAAGCGAAGGCGAGCACCCGGACCGAAGCCCGGAGTTCGAACCGCTTACCGTTCCGCGTTCGAACGCTGTCCGGTATCCCGGCGGCCTCAAAGAATTCGGCGTCGACCGGGCGGGGATCGTCATAAAAGGCGCTCATCGTTCAATGCCTCCGGTGTTTGATAACTTCGATAACGAGGGCCGCGGCTAAGCCGGCCGCCAAGATGAGCAAGGCCGCGGCGAGAATCTGCAGGATCATGCGGCCCCCTTTGAAACGATGAGCACCTCAGGCTTGTTCGGGTTGTTCGCCTGATCCCGCCCGTTGAAGCAAAACCAATCCCAGACGGTCTCCGGGTAAAGCTCCCGAACCGTGGGGTGGTCGTACATACGCAACACGATTCGCGCGGTTCGGAACGGAAGCAAAGAATCCCGGAGCCGGGTGTGCCACGCCTTTTCGTCAACGTCCGTCTTGCCCGCGTTGTGCGTATAGCGCCGCCCGGCCTTGAAGAACGGCGGGTCGAAATAGTAGCCGTGCCCGGCCTTGTCCCGCATCGCCTCCGCGATCCATTCGAAAACGTCCAACGTAGAGAACGAGCACCGAAGGAACAGCTTCCGGTAGCGGTAAAGGGATCGGCAGGCGTTGCGATAGCGCACCACCGAATCGCCCCCGCCGGCGTCGAACCGAAGGCAAAGGTTCCCCTTCGATTCGTTCCCGGTCCCGACCGCGTCCGAACGGGTCATCCAGCAAGCAACGTAGAACGCCTCGGCAATCTCCGCCTTGGAGAACCCGGCCTGATTGGCAAGCACCGCCTGGGCCCGCTTGAGTTCGTCCGGGTGGAATATCTTCCGCCGGAGCGATCGCAAGAGCTTGGGGCCGGTATCCGGGTCGGCCATTGCCTGGGCCGTGGCGATGAGTTCCCGGTGGGCATCGTTCACAAGCAACGTCCGGGCTTCGATCGTCTCTAGCTCGCACATGCCCCCGGCGAAGGCGACGCCAACGAACTCCAAGCCCTTAAGCGCGTCGGCGGCGCGCTGCGCATTCTCCCGGTTCGATCCATACCAGGGCACGAAGGTTTGCGGCCCTTTACGTCCGGCCATTGGTTGCGTTCTCCGTAAGTCGTTTGGTTTCAGGTGGTTCGGAAGCGTTGCGCGGGATTCATGGGCCCGCGCCAACAATGCGCCGTCGCGTTTTCTATTCTTGACGCAAGGCGCAAACTGTTTGCCGGTCAGGGCTTATCAAACTTTCAGGCGGCATTCGTCCGCCCGGTATTGAAGGTTCCGCTTCGTTCCGTTCGGATTGTCCGGAGTTGGAACGGAGTCGGTGATGATCCGGACGTACCAATGGCCAAGCTCCGGAGCCCAGCGGGTATCCTTGAAGCAATCCGAAACCCGGCCGTCGACGCTCTCCGGGATATGCGTGATTCGTTCGCCTACGTTGAAGGGCGGGGCGTCAACGTTCCGGCGGTCAATCTTCACGATTACCGCGTTTAGTTGGCGCAACGCTTGGCCGGCATCATCCCCTAGAAATTGGCCCTTTAGTAGATCGAGAACTTGTCGGGCCGTGGCTTCGATCTCCCGGGTTATCGCTGTGGCCGCTTGGAGCTTCGCGAAGTTGACGTGCCCGGCGTTGGCGGCTTTCATCAGATCGGCCAACGTTCGGACCGGAGCCGAGGGGCTAAGTCCTGCGTCGGTAAATGCTTTGGTGAATCCGCGGCATTGTTCGACCCGCTTCGTGGCGTAGTCTACCGCTGCCTGTTTGGTCCCGTTCGGATCGAAGCCCGCGGCAATCGCGGCGGTGACGAGTTCGCCTATGTTCGTCGCCGGTTCCTTTCGGAATGCGGTAAGCGTGCGCAATTCGTCGCATATCCAAGTCCCCATTGGGACGCCATGGGCCGGTGCAAAGCCATACCGCATCACCATTTCGAGCAAGTCTGCCCGCTCTTGCTTGAGTTCGCGAACCTCCCGCTCGATCATTGCGCCGTCGAATTCGATCGGACCGGAGAGGCTCCAATTTGTAAGCGTTGCCTCGATGATCTTCGTGGCCATTTCGTCGTCGGTTGTTCCGTTGGCCCGGTTCAGGCCTCCGCATCGCCGCCCCTCGGCCATGGCTTCGCGGGCGATCTGGCCGAATACGTTCCTGTAAATCTCTACCAGCTTGGAGTTTAGAACGTTCGCCTTTTTGGCCTGATTGATGAACCAGCCGAACAAGCTATCCCGCGGGTCGGTATAGCCCAGGGCCTTCGCCTCTTCCGCGGCGTTGCGGTAGGCGATGAGCAGGCCGCTGGTATCGTTTTCAGCCGGGGCATCGGATCGCACGGCCGTGTCTTGATCCAACCCGTCGCCGTAGGTCTCAAGCGTTTGGGCCGCGATCCGGAAATAGTCCCCAGCGGTGTTGGCGTGATGGTTGCGCCCGCTTGTATGCTCTTCCCATGCCTTGCCGAACGGTTGCAAGGCACGCTCGTAAGCCTTTACCCGCTTTTCGGTTGCAACGTATTTCTTCGATGCCTCTTTGTCTCCCGGCTCGGCGTCGCAATATTCCCGGTGATCAAGCCCGGCTGCTTGATAGGCTTCCGGGATTACGGCCGTGGCGATCTCGGAGAGTTCGGCGGCGTCCGGCTTGGCCAGTATTGTTAGCTTGCTGCGCGCCATGGCAACCGATCGCCCCACGGTCTCGTTGATCACGACCGATCGCATGGCGTGAAGTTGATGCCGTAAGTGCCGGCGGAGCGGTTCCGATTCTTCGAGCTTCGCCTTAAGCCGGGCGTTCTCTTCCTCAAGCGTGGCGATCGCCGAAGCCGCATCTTGCTGCTGCCGTTCGGTTTCCGCTCCAAGCTCCGAAGCGCGGGCCGTGATCTCTTGAACCTTGCCCAGCCCCTCTTGGAGTTCCTTCGATAGCTCCGATTCGACAAGCTGCGCGAGGAAGTCCGGAGACCAGCAACCGACGTCGTGAATGCGGTTCGCGATCCGATCGGCAACGCTTTGGATCGTCCCCGAAGGCTGAACGTGGGTCGGGATCCCTTTGGAGAGGGCGGCCGCGGCGATCTCGAAACAACCGAAGTCGAGGCCGGTCAATTGCTTACCGTTGTAATAGTCAACAATCCGGACGCGCCTGCATTGGTCCGAACGCTTGGGAGCGGCGACCGCATAGACGTCGGCGAAGGGGCGGAGCAATTCTAGAAGCGTCCGAACTTGCGCCTGGGCCGTTTGTAATTGTTCGGCCTCCGGGCCCGCTATAAGCTCCACGGTCTCTTGGAGCGTGCCTGGGACGGCTTCCCCGGCCTTTATGCTATCGATTAGGTAACGCTGGATAATGAACCCGGCGTCGGCCGTCACCACCTTCAATTGGTCCCCGGCATCGCAAAGCCGCAAAGCCATGCGGGTAACGTCCGCTAAGAGCGGCCCTTGAATCCGGGCAATGATCTCGGCCGCCAATTCTTCGGGATCGACGCGATAGGCCGGGTCGCCATGAATGACCGCCGCGGAGCGGTTTGTTGCGCCGCGCGACTTTCCCTTCGCCATTATTGCGCCGCGCGACTTTCTATTGTCCCCGCCTTTGGATCGGCGGCCGGTTTGTTTCTTCGCCATTGTTCGCGTTCCTCCGAGTTTGGAACGGGCCGCCGCCTTCGCGGGCTCTCTCCCGTTCGAGTTGAATACAAGGCACCAAGCGTTCGCCCGGGCATCTTTCGGCCAGGGCCTGTTCTAGTTCGGCCACCCGCGCCCGTAGGTCGCGGATGAGCAAGTCGCGGAAATCGCTCGTCTTAAAGTCGCGCGGCATGGGCTCGCGTTTCCTTCCGGCGGTGAATGGAATTGAAGCGAAGCCGCCGCTGATGCCGCGGCCATATCTCCCACCATGGCTTCGCCGGAGCCATTACGCAGCGGCAATTGGGATGCGCAGGCGGGGCGGAATACTCCCCGACGCTGGCAAGGCCGGGGAATACCGGGGAGCCGGCGAATATACGGGCTGGAATGCCGAACGCTTGCATAACGTTCGTGCGGATTAGGCGGTCAAATTTCGAGAAATCTTCGGTCGGCATCGGCTCCGTGAGGAAGGAAACCGGTGGGAAGCGGTAGGCTTCGGTGTTTATCAAGTAGGCCTTATCCGGTTCAAGCGGGTCGAATGCGCCCATTCGCTTAAGCTCATCGGGCCCGATCGCACGAAAGGATGCGTCGGCAAGCTTCGCCTCGAGCAACTCGCAAAGCGTCCGGACTTGCTCCCGGCCCTCTTGGCTTTTCGGCAGGAAGTGATTCGCGACGGAATCGTAGAAGCTTCGGCCGGGCTCGGCATGCTCCCGCGGCGTTGGATCGCCTACGGTTTCCCATTCCTTAGCCACTGAGTTGGCCCCCCTTTACGCAAGTGACGATCGCCCAATGCTTGACCTTGTGGGTGATCTTATGGGCTCCGGCAAGCTCCAGCGTCGTATGATGCGCGAAGCCCGTCACAAGGGTTTCCACGTGCTCTTCGATTGAGAGCAGGCGGTAGCCGTCCGGGATCGCGGCGGCAATGGCGGCGCGGGTCTCTTCCCGAACCGCCGTGGCTAGCGCATCGCTGCTGAAATCTCCCGCTTCTAGAACGGGGAGATTTTCGACCCGGATGCGCTTCGTTCCCAGGCTCACCATTGTTCGTCGCCTTATAAAATCGGGCCTTTGGGTTATCAAAACGGCGGGTTTGGTTATTAAACCGGCCGTTTCAGTTATGACGCCGGGGGCCTATGCCTTGGCGGCCGGCTCCGGATCATGCCCCAGAACGTGCAGGAAGCCTTCGCGGTTGGAGAACTTCGCCAGCATCGCGATATCGATCCGATCCAAGTTCCCGGAGAGCTTGGTCGAAAAGGAATCCTTCCCGTTTTTGCAGGTTGAGGTATCGAAGGTTCCGTCGAGTTCGGCGGCCGTTTTCATAATGACCGTTTGGTCCGGTTGCTCGATCCGCTCCTTAAGGATGAGCTTTAGATTCAATTGTTTGCCGACGAAGAGTTCGTCGGCCGTCTCCAGGCTGAGGTTGGCGCGCGAGACTTCGACGCCGATCCCGCAAGTTGTTTTGCCTCCGGTCAGGCCTTTGAATTCGCAGGGGAGTTCGAGCACCTTCTGCGCGGCGGTCGCTGCTTTCGTCATGGTTCGATCCTTCGTGGTTGTGGGTCTCTCTCTCAAAACGTTCAAACAAAGGCCCGGCGAGGCCTATTCGGTATTCCGGACGCGCGGCGGCGTCGACGGCTTGGGTTCGGGCGGCTCCGCTCCGGAGGCCTCGACAACGGTCCGGAGTAAGTCGCGGATTTCGGTGAGCAGATCGAGCATCGGTCCTTGGCCGCCGCCGCAGGCCGCGTTGTCCCGAAGTTGGGCCTTCACGACAACGTAGCGGCTGGTGAGGCGGTTCTTTTCTTGAACCAGGGCGAGCCGCTTGTCGGCAAGCTCTTGCCGGACTTGCTGCCCGCGGCGTTTCGCGCCGTCACGATCCAAGCCCATACCCGCCTTTCGTGCGGCCATGGCGACGGCTTGCTTCGTGTATCCGGCAAGTTCACCGTCGATTTGGTTCAAGCGGGTCAAAAGGGTTTGGCGTTCGCTTTCGAGGGGGCTCATTGTCACGGCTGGGTTCCTTGGGGGTCGGGTTCTATGGGGCGTAAGGCTAAGCGGTGGGGGGCGTTTCCGGCAAGGGAGGGGCAGGGCGTTCTCCGGAGATAGCAAGGAACGCCCGGGCGTCCGCGATCTGCTTTGATCGGTATTCGCCGAAGCTCGGGCAAGCGATGCCGAACCGAACCGTGCAAGTTGCGCAGACGGTCTCGCCGGTTACGGCGGTGAACAGATCGGAGCGGCCGCAAATTTCACAAGCCATAGGGCACCTATTGGTTCGCGAGTTCTATCAACGTATCGGCGTGGCAAGCTTCGCCCGCGGGGCAAAAGCACGCCAGATCTTTGCCGCGGAGTTCGTCAAGCCAATGCGGGTCGGTTTGGAGCTTTTCGAGAACGTAAAGCCGGTGGCATTCGATAGCATCCTCCTTGGTCGGCACCGCCCGGTAGCCCATGCCTCCGCCGACGATCGAGCCGGGCTTAACCGCCGGCACAACGCTGAACGGGTTCCCGAACTTGCCGGGACGGGTAACGCATACCGCGCCGGCCGGGAGCCGCCAGCCCTTCGTTCGACGGCGTTGAATTCGTTTCGGCATCAGGCGGCCCACCTTCGCGGCTCAAGATCGTAGGGGAGATAGAGCGGGTGCCCGGGGCTTCCGTCTTGATTGACCGCCAGGGCGTAAAGCCAAGCGCCGGAACGCTTGAGCATATCGAGCACGGCCTTGTCGCGGTCCATGTATCCGCCGTTCGTTCCCCAGCCGCAAACGGTTTGCGCGCACTCTTCCGCGGCCTTCAGGATATAGGCGTCGTTTTCTTCGCCGATCGGATCGGGCACCCGGTGCAATTGGTCCGGGTAAGGGCTCCGGAATCCGAAGAGGTTCGTGACGATGAACCCGCCGAAGCCCAGGTCGAAGCTTCGCTGTTGGCAACGCTCCAGCGTCGGGTCGTTCTTCTCTTCGTTCGCGTCCGATGGATTGAGCATCAGCCAATGCAGGAAGCCCCGCTCGGCCTCCCAAGTCCGCCGGAGCAAATACCGGTGCCGGTAGCCGAGCGAAAACACCGCGGAGGATGAGCAATAAAGATCGTTCGCGAATACTTTGGTGATCGTATGCACGGCCGTCTATTCCGGTTCAACGAGGTCTGTTTGTTCGAGGGCAAGCGTTCGAAGTTCCGCGGTATTCTCCGCAATATGGTCGCCGTGATCGCGGAGAATGGCCCGCATGGCCTCCCGCATTTCGGAGCGAAGCTGGTTGTCGCGGTGGCTATACGCGCTTTCATAAACGGCCTTGATAAGTTTGTCCCCGTCCATCGTTCACCTCGGTTTCGGTAGGTTGGCAAGATCAACGTTCGTGAAAAAATGCTGCACCCAATGGTGCCGCTTGAGCCGCTCGAACTCTTTCCAATCCATCGCCTCGCCTAGCGTCCCGAGTTCAAGAATTTGGAGCATGCGAACAACGCAGGCCGCGGTTTCGCTATCGAGCGTAATGAAGTCCGGGGCCCGGCCCTTCGTCACCCGGTCCCGCAATGATCGGCCGGTCGGGGCCGGAGGCGGTACCGGAGCTTCCACCGGAGCTACGGGCGGAAATGGATCCGGGATTGGTTCCGCGGCCGCGGCGATCGGCGGGGGCGGCTCTTCGCCCTTCGGACGTCGGCGGCCCGGGGGCCCGCTATCGGTGCTCATTATGCGGCCCGGCGTAAGGGCCGGTGGTTGAAGGCGAGGGGATACTTCGGCCGGCGAATGCGGCGCACCGCGGCGGCCCATTTCGCAAGCGGTATTAGCATCGATGCCATTACCGCAAGTTGCGCGATCGTGAAGGCGTTCAAGTTCGTGGTTCCTTTGTTGCGTTTTTGGCTTCGCGATTAGGCGAAGGCGATCTCGTAGTCTTCGCGGACTTGCTCAAGCGTTTCGGCGAAGCTCAGCCGGGCCATGCGGGCCAACCGGCGGACAAGCCCGGTGCCCCGGCGGTAGGTTGCGCCCGATCCGCCGTGCGTAAGCGTCGCGCCGAAGCGGATCACAACGTACTCGCGGAGCAAACCGGCGTCGTTGCGGGCGGCAAGGTAGGTCGGGGCGTTCATCGGGCGGGTTCCTTTGTTGCGGCGGGGCGATCTAGACGGCGGCCTGGGCCATGATTTGAGCGGCCAACCCGCGGAGGAAGCGGGCCTGCTGTTGTTCCTTCGGGTCGGCGTTCAAGTTGGCGGCGTCCAAGCAATCCGCCATGTCGCCGAACTCTTCGGCCATATCTTCCGCCTTGCGGATTTGGGCACCGGGTTCGAAGGTTGCCAGAATGCCGGCAAGAATGGCTTCGGCGATTTGGTTCTCGTTCATCTTCAGGGTTCCTTTGTTGCGTTTGATTTGGGAGCGGAGCGGCGGGGCCTACTTGATTTCGATGATCTCAGAGAGCTTCAGGTCGATATAGCCGCCCATTTGCAGGCGAACTTCCAACTCGCCGTGCTGGCGAATCCGGGTGCCGGTTCCGGCCCGGACCTTCGGGCCATTTACGGTCGGCATCGTAAAGCGGACAAGCTTTCCGATACATTCTTCAAGAGTTTTCGGGATTGCCATGGTTCGGGGTTCCTTTGTTGCTTTGTTTGCGGCCTTAACTCATCCGCACGAATATCAATATAGACGTTTATTCGGCTGCAGCAAGCTCAATCCTTGACCGAATTTCCGAATATACGGAAATCCGCCCCGTGTCGGCACTTACGGCGTCGGTTTTAGCCCGGTTTCGGCCATTCCATTTCGGCCAATTCCCCACGGATATCGTCTATTTGCCCGAAGAGATACCAAAGGGCCGCCTCCCGGGTTGCCTCATCTTCAAGGAACGGCGGGGCTTCGACGGGTTGATCCGTAATCCCGGCGAAGAGCCGGGGCGCGGGCTTGTCCCGTTCCGAAAGCCCGACATAGAACGCGCCGAACGTGCGTAGCTTCGTTAGAAGCTCCTGGGCCTTCGCGGCTTGTTCGATGATGCCGCGGACGTATTCGGATTGATCGACCGCCATGATGCCCCTAGTGAAATTGCCCGTGAGAGGAAAGCCAAGCGATCGCGCGTTCCTCTTGTTCCCGCTGCGCCTCCGGCGGTCCGCGCTTCGCAACGCTCCGCGCCAAGAGCGCGTCGCGGGAATGCTGATAAATCCGGTCGCAATGGCTCTCCCAATCCCACGGAGAGATTTCGGCCGGGCGTTCAAGCTCCGGAGGCCGGCCGGCGAAGATTTCGAAACCGACGATATAGGGCAAGACGTAAGCCGGAACGTCGTCGCTTTTGATCGCGATCGCCTTCCTTACATGCCGCTCGAAATCATCCCCGCGGCGGAAGGCGAACTCGTCCGAAAAGATCTGAAGAACGCGCGACAAGCGGGCACGGAAATAACGGGCCGGAATCTCTACCGTGAAGGTGATCGCGTTCCCCTGGTAGATCATCCCCGGGTCCGCTTGGATCATGCCGAGAACGACGTTCGGGTTGCAACAGCACCGCATCTCAAGCGGGGTCGTGGATTGAAAGAGGCGGGGGCGGCTTGCGGCGCTTTCGCTTGGGTTCATCGGGGACGGGCTCCGGTTCTTTGGGCTTGGCGGCGAACAGCAACCGCGGGCCGTCGCGGATGATCACCGCCCAGGGGCATACCTTCGCGCATTGCAGCCATTGATGCAAACAACGGCGGGCGATCGCGGTCGAGGCGTAATGCGTCTCGACGTCCGTCACGATTTGTTTCATCGTGAGCGGCCCGCGTTCTTCGAGCAAGTCCCGCACCCGCTGCAGCGTTCCTTTGAATTCGGACCATTGCCCGCCCTGGCTTCCGGCCGGGCAAAACGTCTTGTGTTGCTCCCGGCACTCTTGGAGTATGTCCCAATCTTTCGGGTGCCGGCCGATCTTGCGCCGCCATAGCTTCGGCGGGAATACCTCCCGAACGCGCCCCCGATCGTCGACGTAGAAGAGCCCGATTCCCCATCGCTGCAGCACGCGTTGGGCCGCGGCGATCTCCGAGCGGTAAGGCTTGCGCGGCGTTGGAACAGCCACCGAGACGATCCCGGCCCCGTAATCCTTCCACCGCATGGCTTGCCAAATGACGGCAAGGCCGAGGGCCGTCTTGCATTCCACGATCCAACCGCGTGGCCCAACCTTCACGACGATATCGGCCGTGGCTCCGGTTCGGCTCTTGACCTCTTGGAACACTTCCGCCGGCGCGAAGTATTGAACAACCGCGGCGGCGAGTGTTTGTTCCGGTTTCACCCGGAAGGTTATAAGTGCGGAGCATCGATATTGCCAAGCCGGGCGGATCAGCGGGCTTGGTGTTGGTCCTCTTTGAACGGGATCACCGGGACTTTGCCCAGATCAATCCCGGCGCGCTTGAGTTGCTCGACGCAATCTTCCTCCGTCTCTCCGGCGAAGATGAGCACCGCGCCGGCCAACCCGGTAACGTCCGGGGCCCGGATCGCCAGCAAGTCTAGGTCGATCAGAATCGGCTTCCCTTCGAGTAGCCGTTCCGTATTGCCGCGCGAGAGGCCGAAACCATACAACCGCTTTCCGTCCTTTTCGCCGAGAAACTTAATCACAATCGCTCTCCGCTTCGGGCGTGGCTTCGCCGGGTTTCGTTTTCCGGGAGCGTTGCCAACGCGCCCCCTCGCAAAAGTAAGTGATCGCCCAGGCCCGTTCTTCCTTGGTGAGTTTCTTCAGGCCGGCGGCCTTGCGCCCCTTGTCGGCCTCATCCATGAGCCGGGCCGCTTCGGTATAGTCCGGGGCCGGCATCAGACTGCCTCCCGCGGCGCTTCTCTTATGCGGCAATCTTCCGGCCATTCCTCCGGCTTGCCGCCCTTTTTGTCGATCGTTCGCACCGTGATCAGATCGCCTTGGTGGACCGGAGCTTCCCGGCTTGGCTCCGGGATCAAGAGCGCGTCCCCTTCGCGGGGCCATTCGCTCAGCCGATCATTGGGCACCACGATATGCCTGCCGAGTTGCTTCACGAATACCGGGACGGTGGCGGCGCGGCATTCGCGCACGATCCCGCGGATTCCGCTTAGGTAGGATTCACGGGCATGCGGTCCGCTCTCTCCGCCGACAACGACCCAAGAGGGCCGTTGATTCGCGGGAAGGCGGAGCAAGCCAAGACAAACGTTCGGCTCGAGCAGCGGCTCGGCCGATATCATCACGCGCCAACCCGCGGCCGCGATGGCCGCGGCGTGGGGCATCCGCTCCGCCGCAATCTTTTGGTTCTCGATCGAAGGGCCGATGAGTAGGTTGCGAATCGGGCGCTTCGTCTCCGGGAGGAAGTCCGCAGCCCTCATAATCTGGGCCCGTTCCGGCGATCGACGGTTCATTGACAAGTAGGCCGCAGCGGCCATGCGTCCCGGCCGGGTCGGATCGCTTAGGTAGGCGTGGGCTCGTTCGATCCGCTTGGTGAGCACTTGGAACGTATGCCACTGCGCGTTCCACATCGTGGCAAAAACATGATCGATGAAAAGGTCGGGCACCGCTTCGTGGAAAAGATCGCTCATCGAATTCACGAAGATCATCCGCGAACGCTTCCACTTCAACGGTTGGTCGATATCATCCGCGCCGCCGAGGTTGATTTTGCCGGTCCATTTCACGACCCCGGTATGGTTGGACGTAACGCCGAAGTATTTCTCCTGGCCCATGGCCTGAAGGCGAAACGAGAGCGGGGCCGCGTAGCAATTGGCGCACCCCGGAGAGACCGGGTCGCAACCGGCCAACGGGTTCCACGTTTCATCGGTCCATTCTATTTTCGATCCCATGGCTTGTTCGTCTCCGAATACTTGAGGGCGGTCTCCCGATCGATCCCGTAAATTTCCTGCATTGACGCGCACCGCCGAAGCAATTTCTTACGGGCCTTGCGTTGCTTTAGTACGTTGCGAAACACCCACACGCGTAGCCGGCCCGAAACCTTTTCGCGAACTCTCATCGCGGGCCGACCGAAATGCGTGCAATAGCCGACGAACTTGGCCTCGATCCCGTCGCGCTTCAACGTCTTACCGATCCGCACGGCCGATCCTTTCAAGAGAAGAGAATGTCCGCCGCTTGGAGACTTCCCGGCGTCGGGGCCGTAACGTAGCCGATGCGCCGGAGCTTCGCGAAGGCGGCCGAAGGCTTGCCCCCTCCGGCATAACCGGCGGCTTCCAGAATGGCGTTCTTCGCCAACGCCTCCGGATAGGCGTCGCAGATCGCGGACAAGAGCTTCCGCTCGATCGGTGCCAACCGGGAGCGGTGCTCGTCCAAGAGTTCGGCCCGGAGCGCGTCCCCGATCGGCAGCGGCTTGTATGGTCCGAGAACCTTCAAGCCCGCGGCCGTGATCTTGAGACTTCCCGGCACCGGAGCTTCGACCCAGCCGTCCGCGCTCATTTGCGCGAAGCATGCCGAAGGCTTGCCGCCTCCCGCGTAGCCGGCGTGGATCAGTAGAACTTGCTTCGTGAGCCCTTCGCGGTGTTGGGCGAGAACCGTAAGGAAGGCCCGCTGCATTTTGCTCAGCGTTCCATCGCCGGCGGCTTGCGGCTCCCGCGGCGGGGCCGGAGCGCGGGCCACCTTGACCGGCTCCGCTCGCGGGGCCGCGCGTTGCTCTAATGGCTTCGGCGGAATGTCCCGGAAAAGCATAATTTGGTCGGGGAACGGCAAGTCGCGAATTGCGTTCAGGGAATCAATCGCCTTTTCTACTAAGCCGGCCGCGGCGTTGTAATAGTCCCGCATTTGGTGATTGCAATTCGCCCATGATTGCTTCCAACGTTGCTCGGCAGCGGCAACCGCTTGAAGGACGACCGGATCATCCCCGGCAAGCGGAGAGGCCGCGGCGGCCTGGGCTTTGCGCACGGCTTGCTCAAGTTCGGCGATCCGCTTTCGAAGCTCTTTCGGATCGTCCGCCTTGGCCCGTTCAACCGTTGCCGCGAATTGCTTCGTGAGCACGCCCAGGTCGATCGAGGCGAATTCTTTAGCCTTGGCCGCGGCCTGCCCCGGAGCGGGAGCCGCTGAGGAATCGTAGCTCGTTCGGTAAGCAATCTGCAGCCGGCGCGGTTCGATCCCAAGCGATCCCGGGGAGATAAGCCAGCAAGCGCCGAGCGGAAGCTTCGTGATATCGGCGATGATCTCCCGGGCCGTTTCCTTCGCGATCCCGTGGGCGTCCAAGTAGTCGCGCACCGATGCCAAGTCTTGCGGAGCGGTCAAGCGATGAACGAAGAGCGGATCCGCCTGGGTAAGTAAATCCTTATTGATCACGGCCGAGCGTTGCGTGAGCATGGTGCAACCGATCCCGCGCGAGCGGCCGCGGCGAACGATGTTCTGCCAAGCCCCGAGGCAGGCGGCTTTCGGTCCCTTTACGTTCGATTGCGGCGCGAACAGATCGGCCTCGTCGAGAAATACATGCAAGGCCGCCCGGTTCTTATGCCATAGGCGGCGCGCGAAGTCCGTGCCGAAGCGTACCATTTCCGCCTCGCCCATGGTGAACAAGTCCAAGAGCACCGGAACCCGTTCGTTGATCACGAAGTCGGCGGCTTGCTCTCCGGCTCCGGGATCGAGCGGAATGTCCCCGTGCTCTCCGCCGAGAATGGCAATCTTGAACTTCGTTCGGAGCCCCCACCAATCGCCCTGCGGATCAAGGATCGCGATCGGATGCCCCTGCCGTATCATTTGCTCCGCGATCACCACGGCCGTATTCGTTTTGCCGCTTCCGGTCCGGCCAATATTGGCGGCCTTCCACGTGACGTAATCGAGCGGGAGTTCGAAGTCTTTAGCGATCTTGAACATTGGTCGGTGTCCGAGTTGATTTGGCGGCATGCTCCGCGCCGCATAGCGGGCAGAAATCTTGAAGCGTTGTCGGAACGTAGGGCCCGCCGGGCCGTGATCGCCGAAGGTAGCCTTTCCGAACCAAAGCGCGAAGGTGGCAGCAAGCTCCGTTCGGGCTCTTGATCCCGAACCGTTCCTGAATCATCCGAACCGTGGGCGGGCAATAGTTTTTCCCGATCTCTTCGAGAATATATTCGTAAATGTCAACTTGCCGCTGGGTCGCGTCGGCCATGGCTTCAACCATAAAAGGCCCGGGCGGGGCCGATGAACGACCCCACCCAGGCGCAACAAAGGATCGGACGCCTAAGCGTTTGCGGTTGCCGGGCAAATGAAGAGGGCGGCCTCTTCGAGCAAGCTCCGGAAATGTTGGACTTCGCCAACTTGGCCCCAGGTGATCGCTTCGGGATCAACTCCGAAATGATTCGCGCGGTGCGCGGCGATCTGGGCCAAGAGGTTGTCGATATAGCTCACCGTATTGGTGAACGTCTTGAGAGCTTCGGGCTGATTGTTGGCGGGCGGGTTCTTCGTGGCGGCCATGATCGGGGTTCCTTTGTTGCGTTTGGTTCGTTGTTCTTACGGACGGCCGCGGGCTAGGCAGCCGCGGCATACTTGGCGTCGCGTTCGATGCCGTCAAGTTCGGCCCAGCGGAGTTGGCAGGCCCAGATCGCATCGCGGCAAATATGTTGCACGTTGCCGTATCCTCCGGCCCGAAGCCAAGCCGCCTTGATCCGGCGGGCGGCCATATCGCAGGCCCACTTCGTTGCATACTTCGGGGCGTTCTTCGTGATCGTGGCGGCAAGTTTGGCGAACATTGATCTGCGTTCCTTTGTTGCGTCTATCAATCGAACGAATATCAATCTATACGCTTATTCGGCCGCCAGCAAGCCCGGGCTTAAAGAATTTTCGAATATACGCTAATTGCCGCAGAATATGGGCCTATCGGGCCGGGCGATAGCGGGCCGCGAAGGCCTGGGCAAGCGGGATTTTATGCCGGGCCGCATATCCGGCCGGGCCGCGGCCGAAGAAAACCGTTCCGCAAATATCATCGATCGGGACGCCGGTGGCCCGGCCGATCTCTTGGAAGAGCACCCGATCGCTTGCAAGTTCCAACGCTTCGGGTTGCCGGCCGTCGCTATCGTAGGCCGCGGCATGCTTGGCAAGGTTGACGATCGATTCCTTGACCGGCAACGGGGTCACGATCGTTTCGCAATACTTGCCTTCGCGATGAACGATCAGGACAACCGCAACCGCGGCGTCGGAATTCTGCGCGAAAGGGAACAACCGCTCGGCGCTTAGGGCCCGGTTGAGTATCGCGTCGGGGAGTTCTTCCAAGAGCTTCGACGCGTTGACTAACGCGAACCACCGAGCGGTCCACATAATTGGCACCCGAAATACTTTTGCACTTCCGTTGCTTCCTCCCACGGCGGCTCCGGGCCGTTGACGCATCGCAGCCACATCGGTTCGCTGCTTTTGACGAAGCTAAGCTCGTCGGTCGCGATCGCGTCTAATCCATGGGCGGCCCTTCCGAGGCCTGCGGGACATACTCCGGAACAATCTTTGATTTGCTTCACGAGACCGGTGGCGAAATGGTAGTCGACCCCGTGATCGAAAGCGAACGCCGCGGAGCGGCCGGGAGAAGCGGTGGCGATCTCCGCCAACTTCGAAAGGGCTCCGAGACCCACGGCCCAATTCGGCCGGATGAGAATCACCGCCGCGGCTTCCGCTTGCGGAGTTCCTTCGACGACGGCCGCTCCGGTTTGCTCCGCGTAAGATCGCACCGCCTTGGCAAAACGTTTCTTAGAGTCTTTGGGCAGGCCGATCGTCCATCGATACGGTTCGTGCTGCATTTCGAGGGACGGGCCCAGATAGCTCTTAAGCAAGAGCAAGACCAACGGATCGGCTCGCCTTATCGGGGTTATCACTTCGATCATGGCGGCCCTGCCGAACAAGCGCGTTGCCGGTTTCGACGCCCCCGGCAACGCGAAGGTTTCGCGATCGATGCGAAACGTGCCGAACCGCGGCGCGAGAAGTCCGGCGGCAACAAACTACAGAGCGGCCGTGCGGACCGTCAAGAGACGTAGCCCGCTTAAAGCTTCCTGGCTCGCGGGCCCATATTGTCCGCGTTGTCGTATTCTTGCGCCGCATAGGCCGCGGTATCGACTTGGTCGTCGTGCTCATCGGCCGAAGGAAAGACGCAGATCTCTTTGACGAACTCCGGAACCCAAGGGGCCCCGGACAAAAGAAAAACCTTCCGGCGCTTGCAGAGGGTTGATAGCGGCTGGGCTCGGCGAACCTTGTCGACGTCCGCTTTGAAGTCCCGGAGCGGGCGGCCGGAGCGGTCGAAAAGTTGAATCAGGCCGATGCCGGAATTTTTGGATTCTACCCCGTCCCAGGACAAGTAAGGGAATTGGGCCCGTTGCCGAATAATAAAGTCGGCCTGATCGGGAATCTTCAACTTCTCGCGCTTGACGTTTAGGAACCCCAGGTCGCGATTGGTTGGCGTTCGGAAGGCAACCGTTCCCACCGTGAAGTCGTTCTCTTGCCCGTCCTTCATGGCGGTGTCGTAGACTTCGAAAAACATGCAATCGTCGGCGAGGATATCTTCGACCGTAGTCTCTTCGTTCGTATCCGGGTCGACGTGATGCAGCCGGAAAATTCCGCGGATGCGCCGCACGATTTTGCGGTCGCGGAGGAGTTGCTTTTCCAACTCTTCGTCTTGAATCCATTCGAACCAGCAAAACATATCCTCGGTGAACATACCCACGTCGGAATCCATCGGGTCTTGCTCATGTTGGCAAGCGATCGCGCCCGGCGTTTGGAGCGCGTTCCGCAATTCCTTGACGACGGATTCCGGGAAGAGTTCCGGCCACGCGAGTTCGCCTTCCTTCGTTCGGGGATCCTTCCATCCCAGGCTGGTGACCTTCGACCGCTTCGGGTTGTAGTGCATCGGGATCACCAAGTGCTCCCAGCCGCCCATGGCCAGGAGGTGCCCGCTCAAGTCTTTTTTCCCCAGGCGTTGATGCACGACGATCCGAACATATTCCTCGGGAACGTTGCCGCGGCCGCTAATGCCCGCGTCGTACCATTCGAGGCAATTCTTTTGCGCAACCTTAGAGCGGGCGCGGCGGGGATCGATCGGGTCGTCGATGAGCGAGACGTCGACGTGCGCACCGATCGCGAAGCCGGTGGCCACGGTTGTCGCCAACCGGAAGCCGCTCCGCGAATTGTAGAAGAGCCGCTTTTCGTTGGAACCCGAGGCAAGCTTGAACCGTTTACCCCAGCGGGCCTGATACCAATTGCTCTCGATGAGGTTCCGGGTCGCCACCGAATCGCGCGTCGACAACCAATCGTGATAAGTCCCAAAAAGAAATTGCCGCGAGGGGCGTTCGATCCATTCCCAGGCCGGCCATGCTACGTCGCAGAGCACCGATTTCATAAACCCCGGCGGCAAGTTAATGATCAGCTTTTTAATTTGCCCCGCGCTACAAGCGGTGAGGTGATCGCAGATCGCGTGGATATGCCAATTATCGACATACCGCGGCGCGGTTGTAAGCAACGGGAACGCTTCGACAACGAACTCACGCAGGCTCGGGCGCGGGAACTCCGGCGTCGTCTCCGCCTCCCGGTCCGCTCCCGGCATCGAGTCCTGCGCAATCGATTGGAGATTGTCGCAAAGCTCCGCGGTTAATCGCTGGAGCAAGGTGTTGTGCGATTTTGGCGATTGCGATTCTATCTGGAACATAGCGCTTAACGGCTTCCTCGAAGGCGCGGAAAATAATAGCGGCTTGGATCGGCGTGAGCACGGCCCCCATGGCGATCTGGCGGTCCGCTTCGCGCTTCGCAATCTTCGAGCGGAAGTCGATCGCCTCTCTTAATTCCTTACGGGTCTGCGCCGCCGCTACCCCGCTCGACGAAAGCTTATCAAGTTCCTCGACCAACCGAATAACGTCCTTCGGGTCGGTGTCCTTCATGGTCAGGGCGGTTTTCAATTCCACAATTTTCTTGCGGAGTTCCCGGGTGACCGTGATCGGGCTCTCTTCCTTGACCGCCAGCAAGGCTTCGTCGAGCAAGATGCTAGCGAGAGCAACTTCCCGCTCGAGCGTTACGTCTTTGGTCTCCAGGTACTTATCAAAATTCTCGATCCAGCCGTCCGGCATATAGCGCGAGCGGGCCCCGTTCTTAAACCACGGAACGTCTGCGCCGATCGGATTACGACCGCCGTGCAGCGGGCAATTGTTGCGGCCCTTCGCCTTGGCGCGGCGGCAATAATGAACGCCGGGGCGGTCGGCCTTTTTTTTGAGGCGGGCCCCGCACATCCATGCGGCCAAGGTCGGGCCGGGCTTACTTGGCTTTTCGTCCGCCACGTTTCTTGCCCTTCGGTTTCAATCGTTCGGCCATGATCTCCGCGAACGTCTTGCCGGTCGCTTCGTGCGTCGCCTCTTTGCCCGCGAAGTTTTGCCAACGGTTGACGATCACGTCGACGTAGGTCGGCTCGATCTCTAAGGCGCAGCAGCGGCGGTTCAATCCTTCGGCCGCGATGATCGAAGAGCCGGAGCCGCAGAACGGATCATACACGTCGTCGTTCTCTTTGCCGTGGTTTCGCATCGGGCGGGCCATGGCTTCGACGGGCTTTTGCGTCCCGTGGTCTGTCTGCGCATCGTCCGGATTGGCTCCGCTCATATTCACGGTGGCCATATCCCAAACGGAAGCCTGGGAGCGATCGCCAACCCAAGCGGCCGTGCCCCCTTTCCGCACCGCGTAATAGCAATTATGAGTCACCAACCCGTCCGCGACGTAATGCTTATCACGCGCAACCGCAAGCGAATAGACGAGGCCGGAATATGGGGAGCGTTCAACGCTGCTGATCGGGGCCCATTCGCTCCCCTCGCGGCCCGCGTTCCCGGGATCGCTTGGCCGCGGACCATCGGTGGGAATCGGAACTTCCATCAGGCCCGGGATCAAGTTACATGATCTTACGATCGTGGTTTTGCTTCGGCTGAAGAATACCTTTCCACCCCTCACCCCTTCATTTGTTGCGAGCGGCAGATCGATATGCCGACCATAGGCGGCCAGGATTCGTTCGGCCTTATCCCCAAGCGGTCCGACGATTTCGTAAATTCTGGCAATGCCCTCGGCGTCGCGGTTTCGATCCGGGAAATTGTTCCAACGATCGACGTTCCAATGGGTCGTCGGGATTCCATACTTAACGCTAAGGGCCTGCTCGTATATACGTGCCTCGATAGCGCTGGAATGCGCGGAGAGAACCCAAACCGCGTCGCCGCGTTCATCCTTCAGGCGAATCGTGGGACCGAAGCCGCGGGCATTAAACGACGACACGAATCCGATTCGCCACCGGTCTCCGCTGCGCATGAGATAAACGAGCCACGTGGGCTTGGCAGAACAGCGGACGGTCCAATGATGCGAATGAGTTGTCCGCGTCGATTTTCCGCCGGCCGTTACGGTATGGATTTGCCCGTCGTAATGGCGGCTCGTTGCCTTAATCTTTTGACCGCGACGGTGAATAATGCTATTTCCCCAACTCACGACGCGATCGCCGTCGCGTAGCTCTTCGATCGGCCGCCAGCCGGTTCTTCCTCTCGGTCCCTCCGGAACCATCACCAACGTTCCCGCGGGTTGACATGGTTCGTGCTGCCAATGGTAGTGGCCGCGCGAGATTGCGAAGGAAGGCTTTCGCCAAATGATCACGCAGCGGATATCGTAGCCGGCCCGCTCAAGATCACCGCCGACGATGAGGGCCCTTAGAGAGGCGTGCCAAACGTAGGCAACGTCGCCCTTAAAGAGTTCCCAAGCGGCGGTCCAATCGGCCCGATCGTCGTTCTGAACCTTCCCCAGGCGTTTGGCTCCGAACGCGATCTCGCCATTGTCCGCGGCATCTTGCCGCCATTGCGGATTGTAATCGACCCCGTAGGGCGGATCGGTCACCATCAGGACCGGATTGCGGCCGAAGCAAACCCGCTCGACGTCGTCTTTGTTCGTTGCATCGCCGCAAAGCAGGCGGTGCTCTCCCAGCAACCAAAGGTCGCCTCGCTTCGAAACCGGGACGGCCGAAGCCGCGGGAATCTCATCCGGGTCGACGCCGGTCTGGATCGTAGCGGCCCGGGCCAGGAACTTCCGAATAAGTCCCTCATCGTATCCCGTAACCGCAACGTCGACGTCGTGCGCGTCGCGCACCTTCCCCAAGAGTTCGCCCAGGCGGCGATGATCCCACGTCCCCATTTCGGAAAGCCGGTTATCGGCCAGGGCGCGGGCTACGGCCCGGGTTTCGGATTCATCGACGACGATCGCCGCGAGGTATTCGTAGCCGGCCTCGATCGCCCCGAGCAGGCGGCCGTTGCCTTTTCTAACGATCATGCCCTCGCGTTGAACCACGATCGGTTGATCTTGCTTAAACTCCCGGAACGATGCCGCGATCGCCTTCACTTGCTCCGGCGGGTGCCCTTTGGCGTTGACCGGATCGGGGACAAGATCGGCGATCGGAACGGCAAGCTGCCGAAGCTCCGGGATGATATGGGCGAGCTTCGCGGGCGGGATACGTTTGGCGGCCATGGCTTCCCCTGGTGTTGGCCGGGGATTCTAGGCCGAATCGATACGGCCTGCCAAGTCGGGCGGAGCCGATCGTGGAGCGGAGAGTACTCGAAAAGAAAAGAGGCCGGGGCGCACCGAATGCGCCCCGGCCCCCACTCGGAGGCCGTGAGGCCGCCGAAAATCTAGGAAGTTGCCCCGGCCTCGGCAACAGTTTCGCGCCCGCAAATGGCCGATAAAAGCCGGGCTAATTGCGCCGCCTTTACCTCCGCTTGCGCTTCGCTATCAAGCCCGGCACCGGTGATTGCGATCGGTTCGAACCCGGGAGCTTCCAGCGCGATATGAAACTTTCCGCCGGCAAAAGATAATTTGACGGCATTTCGGAAAGCCGGATCCAGTTTGCTTTCAAGGTAGCGCACCACCGGAACGATCGGCACTCCGTTCATGCCGGTGGCTTGCTTAACCTCTTCGCTGACAACGCCCGGGCATTGCTCCGCCAAGGCGAAGAGCAAGTCCAGAACGCCGCGGCGGCCGCGTACCAGGGCCGCTTGGAAGATGCCGCCCGCCATCCAGCCCAACGCCTCCGCGCCCGGCATCCCTTCGATTAAGGGAAGCTGGCCCATCGGCAGCGGAACCTCTTCGGGCTTGTCTCCGCCAACCGTGGTGAGTTCTTCCACGATGAACCGCACCGGCGGTTCTCCGGGTTCCGGTTGGCTCTTGGCCACGGAGATAAGCCGGAACGTATGCGCAAGCAATTGGCCCTGCCAGAGCACCGAGGTGGTCTCTTGCGGGGCGCTCAAGTCGGATCCGAGATTCATTCGGGAAATTCCTCGATCATGCGGCGAACGAAGTCCGATCGATCTTTGAAGGCGCGAGGGGCGTCGGGTTTGTTCGCCTTGGCTTTGCTGCTCTTGATGATCCGCTCGAGCTTATCGTCAAGCTCGGGCATAAGTTTCACAAAGAGCGGCCGCCCTGCGCGCGTAACGCTTTCGGGGTCTTGAGGCCGTCCGGGGCCGGGAACGGTCACCGCTTTTTTCTTGCGCGGCTTTTTGGGTTGCGATTTCGTCGTCATGGTTTTTGTACCTCCGGGTGCAATCTATACGGAAAACCCAAGAGGCGTGAAGTGGGGGGGCAAGAAAAGGCCCGGCCGGTTTTTACTCCGGCCGGGCCGCGTCCGTGTCTGGCTCCTTCCCTCCTACGCTCCAACCATGGCGGCGAACTTGCCGTCGTCCATGGTCACCAACTCGCCCCCGATCTCTTCCAGGCGGCTCGCCTCTTCGGCTTCGCCCGAACGATCGAGAGCGTGGCTCGTATCCGTAACCGCTTGGACAAGCCCGAAGCGGGAGGCGTCCCCGCTCATCAGCAAGTTTCCAAGGATCAGGGCCTTACGCTTCTCCGAAATTTCGAAGGCCCCGACAATGGCGTCGACCGCGGCCTCCGGCTTGATCTCTTGCTGCGTGATGCCGTTCAGCTTGTCGATCAATTTCTGGAAGCGATCGGCGTCGAAAACCGTCCGAATCGCATCCTTGATCTTGAGCCATACAAGCTCGGCTTCCTTGCGGCGGGTTTCGGTCGAAAGGATCAGGCCGTCTTCGGCCTCGCGCTTCCCAAGATGAACCTGGGTGACCTTATCGCCCCAAACGCAATAGTTCGCGCACACCCGTCGCATGATCGCGGCGGCAACGTTGCAACCGCCCCGGCCGGTTTCGCTGTTGCTGATCCGCATCGCGGCGTTGTGAACGTCGCCCGCGTTGCCGTACCATCGCGAACGCCAGCCGTCGCCCGGGTCGAACGTCCGGTCCGTCGTAACCGCTCCGGAGATATGCGGAGCGAACGCGAAAACTTCGAACCCGTCGTCCCAAAGGCGGGCCGACCAAACTTGCGCCCGGGGCTTGCCGCTCTCGATCTCTTCCATGAACGTCTCCGCGGCGGCGAAGAACAGGTCGGCGTTGTCGATCATGCGGTAGCGATCGGAGAGAACGGCGCGGCAAACCAAACGCGAGCCGTCGTTGTTCGGCAACGTCCGGAGCAACACCCGGCGTTCATCCCGGGCAAGCAATTCGCGAACGTTGTGGCCGTACAGATCGTGGTGGCCGGCGGTGGTCAACCGATCGCGGAACTTGAGCGGCAGGCCCAACGTATTGAGCAATTGACCGGTGGCGGTCGTGCTCAATTCGATCGGGGGCAACCCCTTCTCCACTTCGACCTTTACGTCCGCGGCGTCGGCATACGCTTCGGCCTCGGCGAAATCGAGGAAGGAACGGTCGCCGGCGCGGAAGCTTTGCGTTGCGGTCAAATGGATTTTGCCGTCGTCCGTAAAGCTCAGGGCCTTGGCCGGGTAGATAAAATCTCGCTTCAGCTTTTGTTGGAGCGTCAAGCGGGCGACCGTGGCTTGGATCGAGGCGGCGTCGAATTGCGGGGCGATGATTTCCATAAACGTATCCCTTTGTTGCTTAACCGGCGAAGGCCGCCGGGATGCCGTTCCGCGGTTTAATCGGGCGGAACGAATATCAATCTATACACTTATTCGGACGCAGCAAGCCCGGTCGTGAAAGAATTTTCGAATATACGCTAATTGCCGGGAAATACGGGCAGAAAAAAAGCCGGGGCGATCCGTTGGGAACGCCCCGGCCGAAGGTTTTTCGAACCTTTTCCGCGCCCGGATTAGCGAACGCGCGAGATTGCCACCGATCGATTCCCTAGCAAGCGGAGCCCGCCGCCGCTTCGGGAAATGGATCGCGAACGGATGCCGCCGCCCCCGCCTCCGCCGCCCGAACTTGCGGCGCTAGCCGAAGCCGAAGGCGCAGCGCTTTGGAGCGATGCCGCTAGGATCGCCAAAGAGTTCACGTCGATCGTAGGTTGCGGGATCGCAAAGGCCGAGGCGGAAGCCGCCGCGGGAATTTGTACGATCGGGGCCTGTACGATCGGCACCGAAAACGCGCGGGGAGCAACCGCCACGGCGCTTGCCGCAGAACTCCGGTTTACCTGAGCCGCCTGTAATGCTTGGAGCAAGACCGCCTGCTGTTGCAAGGCGGCCGCGCTACTTGCCGAGGCCGAAGCCGCGGACGATTGCACATTGCATTGCTGCGCGAAGCATTCCGAACCGAGGCCGGGGACCATGGCGAACAACGCCACGACCGCCAAAGCCACCAAACCTACTCGAAGCGAAAACATGAGACCGTCCTCCAAATGAAACCACGAAACACGAAAACTATTGAATCGAATCAAGCGCGGCCGCGATCTCCGTTAAGGTCGGGATCATCGAGGCGGCCGTGGTAATCGCTCCCTGCCGGCGAAGATCGCCGACCATGGCGCGAACCTCCGCAACGAAGAGGCCCCAGGCGCGGGATTGTTCGCCCAGGGCGAGTTCGAGTTGCGTCTCAAGTTCTAAGGTAACGTCGGCATCCGGAGCAACCATTCCGGTGGCAATTCGATTGATCGTCGCGCGAAATATCCCGGCGATCCGGTGGGCCTCATCGACCCGGCTTTCGCTTTCCACCATGCCCACCGCGTGCTGGATTCGCTCCGCGATCGTCGGCACCGGCGGCGCTTGCTGCGCGGCGATCGCGGCCCGGAGCGCTTCCAAGTTCAAGGGCTGGGGCTCCGCGCCGACCGGCTCTTCCGGTGTTTCGGTAAGCTCCAAGTTTTCGAAGATGCACGAATCGGAGGCAACGGTGCGCGCGTCCCCGGCTACGCTTACGGTGATGATATATTGCCCGGGCTCCGCACTTAAAAAGCCGGCTTTGAGCTTGCCCGGGAATACCCGCAAGGGAACTTGCGGCTCGATCGCCCAGATTACTTCGCCCGGTTCGCCGCTAAGCTCAACGTGAAAAAAGAACTCCCGGCCCGCGATACATTCCGGCGGCCCGACGAGTTCGATCCCGACCGGCGGAGCAACCCGCGGCGCGAGGCGTTCCAACCAGCCGGAGCGGTACAAATACAAGCCGCCCAGGCTCAGGCCGGCCAAGCAAACCAGCACGCCGATCAACGCGACGGCCTTGGATAGAAGTTTCATCATGGCGCGGGCGATCCCTTGAACGATGTTTCTAAAAAATGCTGCAGGTAGGCTTGCTGGGTTTCGGATAACTCCAAGCCCCGAACCGCGAACACCCGCGGATCGATGAACCGGTCCACGGTTCCGTCGAACTTCGCGCCGCCGGCCGCGTAGTGCGTAACGACCCGCTTCAAGTCCGGAAAGTTCCCGGCGTGATTGTAGGGCGCGGTGCGGGCGATCTCTCGCAGCGTGGGCGTCTTGAATGCCCGCACGTCTCCGTTCGTAAACGGAAGCCGCCGCTGCCGAAGAACGTCCGACCGGCCTTGATCGTTGGCCACGAATTTCCCGGCGTGTTCCATGCCGTTGTTATGGAAAAGGTTATCCGTGAACAGGGGGGGCGTATGGCAGGACATACAATTCGCGCGCGCGAAGATTTGGAATCCGATCTCGGCGTCGGGGGTCAAGGCGTTTACGTCTCCGGCCAAGCGTCGATCGATCGGGGCGTCAAAGCTCACGATCGTGGTCTCGAAGGCCGCGATTGCGCGAGCGAGCCGCGGGCCGGTGATCGGGCTCAAGCTCCCGGGGTCGATCGAGCCGTAGACTTTGGCGAACGCTTCGACGTATCGCGGCGTAAGCCGGAGCTTCGTGAGAACGTCCGCCTCGGATTGGTTCCCCATTTCGATCGGATTGGAGAGCGGCAGCAGGGCCTGGGTATCCGCGCCAACCGTGCGCCCGTCCCAGAACATGAGAGGCGAATAGGACGAGTTGATGATGGTCGGGCTGTTGCGCGTTCCGGCTTGGCCGCGGATGCCGATCGCCACCGGACGCCCATCGGACCAGCCGCGGTCGGGGCGGTGGCAAGAGGAACAAGAGACCGTGCCGTCTTGAGAGAGCAACGGGTCGGAAAAAAGCTCTCGGCCTAATTCAACTTCGGCCCCCGTTGGCGCGATGCCTTGGGGGCCGTTTTGAATTGGAGCGGCCGCGAGCATGGCGGCGACGATCAGTAGCGCGTTCATGCGCAGCAGGCCGCGTTTGTTTTAAGCGGCCCGTTCCCAGGAAATTTTGCCGGACTTCCAAAGCTGCCCGGTTCCATCCTTCGCGAAGATCACGACCCCTTCCGGGCCTTCCAGGGTCGGGAGAACGGGCGGCGTTACGGTAATGGCGTCGAGCAACTTCGCCGGGTCGATGATGCCGTAGCCGTAGCCCGTATCGGGGCCGATCGGTCCGGCGTCTTTGGCCGTCTTCCGCAAGTGCTGCAGCAGATCGGTGAACGATTCCAGGCCGGTCGCGCCGGCTCCGGCCTTCAAATGCTTGGAGAGGCAAACGGCCGCGATCCCGGCAACCACGGGCGTCGCCATGGAAGTGCCGCTCATCTTGGCATAGCCGCCGGCTCCCATCGGAACCGTGGAGAGCATGTTCGCGCCGGGGGCCGCGATATCGACCTCCCGCCCGCGGGACGAAAACGAAGTAAGCACCCCGTTCTCATCGACGGCCGCGACCGCGACGGTCTCTTCCCATTTCGCGGGGAAGTTCACCGAATCCGCGCCGCCGTCATTTCCGGCCGCGCAGATCACGAACCGGTGGGGCTTGGCCACAAAGGCCTTGATTGCGTCGTGCAGGGCTTCGCTCATCGACGGCCCGCCCAGGCTCATCGAGATTATATGCGCGCCCTTAGAGTCCGCCCATTGAATGCCGCGGAGAATGTCCGCCTCGGAACCGCTCCCGTTATCGCCGAGAACCTTTCCGGAAAGCATCATGCATTGCGGGGCGATCCCGCGGACGCCGATATCGTTTGCCCGCGCCCCGATCATGCCGAGACACCAAGTGCCGTGGCCTTGGCGATCCTTGGGACCGAAGAGCGAGCGAGAAAAATCGGCGGCCTCGAGAATCGCGCCGGCCAAGTCCGGGTGCGACGTATCGCACCCGGTATCGAGAACAGCAACCACCACGCCTTCGCCTTGCGATTGCTTCCATAGCTCCGGAATGCCAAGGAAATTGATAGACCAATCGGTCACCTCGCTAAGCGCGGAGGCGGCGATCGGTTCGGCATCGTAAGGCGGTAAGCGGAATTCAGGTTGCATGGTTATTCAAATTTCCCGGTGCATAGGCACCAAAAAAATACCGGAACGGCAAGCTTAAAAATTAGGAGCATGCCGTACATGCGATTACCCGCGGAGCTTGAGGGCGATCTGGATCAAGATCGGCAGGAACTTTTGCGAAACTTCGAGCAACTTCTCCCAATCGATCGAGAGCGCGGCGGCTTCGGCCTTGCCCTCTTCGACGGAAAGCGCCGTCGCTTCAGCCGACAAGGCCTGGGCTCCGGCCAAGTCCGGAATCGTATCAATGGCGTCGACGATCAGATCGCCGGCGGGCCGGGCGGCCTTGTACCATTTTTCGCGGGGCGAGGTGGCTTCCTTCCACGCGTCGTAATAGCCGACGATTGCGGCTGCGGTCGGGCCTTGGCTCAAAAGCCAACGGGCGAGCCGGAGGTTGTCAAAAACGCCGGACGCCTGAGCAGAATTTTCGGTCATGGCATGGTCTCCGAGTAAGAGAGGGGGTGCTAAAACGATCCGCAAGAGTAGGGATCGCACCCGGCTCGTCAAGAGTTCGGAGAGCTTAAACGCATGGGGGCGGCGATTTTTAGCGCCGCCCCCACGACGAACAATGGCTTGATGTTACTTCGCGGACCCGAGGCCGCTGATAATGGCCAAGCTTACCGGGAGAGCCCGGAGCAACGCTAGAACCTGGGCCGGCGAAATCTGCCGCGCGGCCGCTTCCTCTTCGGTTCCGCGGTTCATCGTTTGAACTTCGCCGATGATTTCGAGCAGGGCCTTGTCGCGCCGGCCGGGATTGGCGAGCAACTTTTGGAGCGAGCCCAATACGTCGCCGAACGGGACGTCGGGGGCTCCCTCTTGCCAGCATTCGTCGATCGCGTTCCAAACTTGCCCGGCATGCTCGCCCATCTTCGGCGCTTCGGAAACGTTGCAAATATCCGCCGCGCCGCAATTCGGGCAGGCCGTTTTATGCTCCGTGAACACGAAGCAACGGGCGCAACCGTCGCATTTATAGGAATCCCCGACGAGGCTATCGATAGTCCAAGCTTCGAGCGATCCATCGGCCAGCCGCACGATCACTTCGGGCTGATTCGCGATCCAACGGTAGCCGATCGCCTCCGCGCCAACCGGAGCGAACCGCAAAACCCTGAACGGCGTGGCGAACTTTTCGCAACCTTCGGCTTCGAAGTCGATCACTGGAAGTGTTGATTCTGATTCGTTATCCATTATTCCCATCCTGGAACGGCCCGGCTAAATAGCTGGGAGAGTTTGTGATAAATCTTTGCGTTGATAACGATGAGCTTGATCTCCGGATAGTATTTTTTCATCCGCTGAATTTTGGTCTTACTCTTGGGGTCCATCCAGCCTTTGACCTCATGGTATTCGACCCGACCGCTTCGGAAGGTTACGCGAAAGTCGGGAAGGTAGGAAGTAACACCGCGGCGAATCTTGTCAAACCAGAACGTTTCGGGCTCATGCTCCCACTTAACGACCTCGCCGCGTGCGCGCTCTAGCTCAAGAAATCGGGCGTAGTTTGCCTCCCAGGCGGAGCGAAAGTAAACCTTTTGCCCGCCGATCTCACGCCAGCCGGCCTTCCAAGAGGCGCTAGCGGTTTGAGGGGCCAAAGAATTTCCGTTTGCTACTTTCGTTTTAAGTGCCTTCATTGCCCGCTCCCGCCGTTGCGATTTAGTAACTCGTTTGGCCGCCGCTAAGCCCGCAAGTGAAATTTTTTTCCTGGTCTCGTCGGAATGCTTCATACCCAAGGCACCGCGTGGATGCCCGTGGGTCGCAATATGATCTTTGCGAAATCGACTCAATGCTTCGCGGCGCTCCCGATCTGTCTTGTATTTTTTGCTCCTAAGCTTAGTTCCGCCGCGTTTTCTTTTGCCGTCCGTCAAGCCTAACTCTTTGGCCTTCCGACAGATCACGTGGCGGTTTCTTCCGGTCACTCTCTCCAGTTCGGCTAGGTCTATTTTTTGACGACGACGATCCTTGTACCACGCCTGAAGGTTTTGAGTCTCTTCGTCGGTCCAACGCCTTGAAATAAATTTACTTACGGTCCCATGCAGAGATAATTGCTTAGCATGCGATGCGCAATAGGTCTTTTTTCCTCGCCTTGGCCGACCACATCCCGGGAATGCGCAGACCGTTGCATCGGTGCTCATACGTTAGACCCCGGCGAGGTTTGCGCAGGCTCTAAGCTTTCGCACAGAATTTCCCCATTGTTTGTTTGTAGATCGGGCAAGAATCGGCCGTGCAAAACGGAGAGCCGGAGCCAGTCCAACTCTTCGCCCGCTTGCATCCATTTGAGTAAGAGAACGAAACCAAAATTATCGGTGATCGCTTGCGGCCCTTGGTGGCACCATTTGCAAAGCGGCAGGGTGTTTGTCCGTTCGTCGCTCCGTTCGCCGCGGCCGCCGACGATATGATGCAACTCGAGCAACCGCCAATGGCAACCGATATCGAGCCAGAACGGATTCGAACACCAAGGATTTGAGCACCGCCACATTTCGGCGTGAAGATACCGGAGCAATTGCGGATCCTTCACGCCCGCCCGCCCCGGCCAAGATGAGACCCTGGCCGGGAGCCGCAAGCGCACGTCGGCGAACGCGAGGCCGTTGCGATCTTCGAACGTATGCGTGCCGTCGAAGAACGGAACGGGCGGGAGGTAATCCGCGGGCGTCATGGCGCGGCATCCTCGAACAGGGCCCGCTGGGATTCGCCGGCCTCGACCTTGAAGAGCGGAGCCCGCGCAAGCTCTTCCTCGACCCGTTCCACCGCGCCGCGAAAGATCGGGTCGCTAATCTCAAAACCGACGAACCGTTTCCCGCGGCGGATCGCCGCAACCCCGGTCGAAGCGGAGCCCATGAATGGGTCGAGAATCTTCGCCTCGGGACGCCACGCAATATCGATAAGCGTTTCCATCACCGTGATCGGCTTGCCGGTCAGGTGTTTCTTTTCGTCCCCGTTGACCGATTGCCGGATATAGCCGGGGAGGCAAGGCCCGTCGTCAAGCATGCCGCCACGCGATCCCCAGACCAAGTATTCGCATTGGGACCGATAACGGCCGCTCATCGGCCGCGCGCTCTCGGTCTTATCCCAAGGGACGATGCCGCGCCAAACGAAGCCGCCGGATTGGAGCGCGTCCGTGGTGGTCGGGAGTTGCCGCCAATCGGTGAACAGCCCGCAAATGCCGCCGGGGATAACCACCTCCATGCACTTCTCGATCCAGAGCGAACACCAAAAGCCATACGATCGCTGGTCCCGGGTATCGCCCGCAAAATCGTCGTATTCCTTTTCGGTCCCGGTCAATTGATACTTTTCCGTCGTGGACCGGCCGCAACGATCGCCGCGGAACGTTCCGCCGCTGCTATACGGAGGGTCGGTGATTACCGCCCCAAAATATCCCCGCGGCATCTTCGGGAGAAGTTCCAAGGCGTTGCCGTTGTAAAGCGCGACGCGCCGGCACGGGCTCATCCAATCCGGCGTCGGTATCTTCAAGTCGTCCATTTGGTTCTCGGGTTAGGTCAATTCGAACAGCGGAACTTGATCCTCGTACTCGTCGTCGCCGGGGCCCCAGCGGTGGCTTAGATCGTAGAACAAGCCGGCCCGGCCGTCCCACCGCATCTTGACCGAACCCGTGGGGCCCATGCGTTGTTTGGCCACGATAAAATCGGCCTTGCCGCGCACCGCGTTATCGCCCGGGTGATAGTATTCGTCGCGATGCAAAAGAATGACGACGTCGGCCGCGGCCTCGATGCCGCCAGATTCGCGCAGATCGGAAAGCCGGGGCTTGCGATCCTTATCCTTTTCGTCGGATCGTTTCAATTGCGCGAGAGCAATCACCGGGATCCGGAGTTCCTTGGCTAAGTCTTTGAGCCCCTTCGCGATCGCGGTGACCTGTTGTTCGCGCATCATCCGCCGGTCCTCCGGCTCCACGATTTGCAAATAGTCCACGATGATCAGCCCGCACTTGCCGTAGCGTTGCTCGACGATCTTGGCCCCCGATGCAATCGCTTGCACGGTTTGGTTCGATCGATCGTCGAAATAGATTCTGGCAAGCTCAAGCTCGCGGGCCGCGGTCCGCATCGCTTCTAGGTCTCCGTTCGAAGCCTTGCCTTGCCGGGCAAGGTGATGCGAAACGCCGGACCGGCTGCAGATAATGCGGCCTTCGATATCGTTCCGGGGCATTTCCAACGAGACGAACAGCGTCGGCGTTCCGGTCTCCGCGGATGCCATGGCGGTTTGCGCCGCCAGGGCCGTCTTCCCCATGCTCGGCCGGGCCGCGATCACGATCAGATCGGAATCGAACCAGCCGCCGAGCGTCTTGTTCAAGTCCTGCCACCCCGTACTCACGGGCCGGTGTTGCTCCGGGAACTTGATTCGCTTCTCCAAGTCTTCGAACGTATCGGCAAACTGCCGGACGTTGTCGAGTTGGGTTTTGTCCCGAATCTGCGCCGCGACGCGCAGCATCGTATCGACGGAACGCGCAACCATTTCCTTCGGCGTCCGATCGAGCGGGCAATATAAATCCCGGAGCACTTCGGTCGTATGGTAGATCGCCTGCCGTAGCTTATAGGTATCGACGATTTGGCTCGCGTACCACTTCCAATTCGCGGCCGTGGGGATCGTCTCTACAAGGGCCGTGAAGAAATAGACCCCTTCGTCGTTGATCGCGCTCTTGCCTCCCGTGGTCTCAATCCGGGCGATGATCACCAAGGGGTCGACCGTCATGTTATCCGCGACAACGCTTTTGATCGCTTCGAAGATCGTCCGATGCGCCGGCGAGTAGAAGTGTTTCGATTCGATCTCCCGGCAGGCGGCCGGCGCGATCGTCGGGTCCAAGAGAATCGAACCGATGAAAGCCTTTTCCGCTTCCATCGAGGAAGGGGGCGGATTGGTCAGATTGAGCGAAGGCCGTTTATCCTCTTCGCGTTTATGAAAAAAGCTCATCCTTGCGCGCCTCCCCAGCGTTTGCTTTCGCCCTTAAGTTCCAAGAGCGTCCCGCACGTGAGCCGATCCGCGATCCGTTCGTCGAAGGCCTCCGCGAGTTCGTTCGGGTGAATGTTCGTGATATAGATCGCGACCCGGTTCCGCTTGTTCCGCTCTTCAAGGAACCGCATCAGCACCGAATACTCAAAGGCTTGCTCGGTCCCGCGCACGCCGATCTCATCGAGCACGATGAAATCCGCGGCCGCGATCGATTCCCAAGGATCGTCGAGGTAGTATTCCCCGCGGCGGAGCTTGGCGTCGGCCATGCGTTGCTGCGCAATCAATTCGTTCATCGGCCAATAGGCCGGGAAGACGAAGTCGCAGGCGGCAAGGCCGCACGTGGTTTTACCGGTCCCCGGCGCGCCGAAGAGCAACAGCGGCCACGGCGCTTCGCCGCGGCAAAGCGCGGTAAAGATTGTTCTGAATTCGGTCGGGAGCCAAGCCAACGGCCGGGGCAAATATGCCCGAATCGGTTGCTCGTCTTCCGTCTTCTCCCATCGCCGGAGCTTACTGAATCCCGGCCGCGGCAAGGCGGCGCGAGACGGTTCCCCGGTTGGCGACGATTGGGATCTGCGCGATTGTTCGTCGTTGCGATCCGCCAAAGTGATAACCTCCGTCGAAAAGTTGCGTGAGCTTCCATGTAAGGCGGTCCCCGGTTCGGGCTCCGAGGAACTTCGCGAACGTCCACCAGCCGCTTTGGTAAGCGCCCGATTCCACCAAGCGTTGCTCCAGCACGGCCCGGTTCTCCGGGATCAAGATCGCCCGAAGGTCCGGGCAATGCTGCGCGATATCCCAGGCGACCCGAATCTCCAACCGGGGCGGGATGAGAACCTCGCCCTTCACGACCCGGCGTTGCGCTAGGTCATTCCACCACTTGGCCCATTCGATGAGTTCGGCGGCCGGCGGCTCTTTGGCGACCCGGGCTTTCCGCTCCGCGGCGGTTTCCTTTTTGGGCTTCGGCTCCGGAGCGGGGGCCGGCGGCTCCGGTTCGGGCACGGCGCGCCCGGCGTCAAATAGATCAAGCTGGCCGGTTGTCGGCCCCGGGGCGGGCTCATCGACCGCCGGAACGTCCGAAGAGGCGGCTTGAAGGGGGAGGGCCTTAGAATCGCTCACCGGCGTTCTGGCGCGGCGGCTTGGCTTTGTTGCGGCCTGATCTTTTAAGTTGCGCGCGCTTGTTTGTTTTTGTTCCGGGCTTGTTCTGATAGTTGTATCTCTTAATAGTTCTATAAGAGATATATCACACCAAACTTCTGCGCCCGAATGTTGCGCCGCGCAACTTTGGCACTTAACCTCCGGCCATATAAGGGACTTAGGGGCGTAATCGTCCGCGGGCGAATGTTGCGCCGCGCGACTTTCGCCTCTCCAAAGTTGCGCGGCGCAACAAAGCTCTTCCCCGAGGGCATAGGATGCCCGCCCCGTTTTGGTGATGAACCCATAGGTGACCAGGGCGGCAAGCGAGCGGGCAGCGGCGCTTCGGTTGACGCCCGTGGCTTCCCAGAGTTCGTTCGATGGGGAGAAGACGCCGGAGGCGGAGGCCTCGACGACGATCATGGCGACCCGGAAGTCCGCGGCCGATAGCCCGGCCATGTATGGCAAAGCGGCGACAATCCTCATCGCGTACCCTTTGCGTGGGCGACCGGTCGCGCTAGAATGTCGCGTGCCGGCCGTAAGTCTTAATGCGTCAACGGCCTTCGAGCCCCGGAAGTGTTTCGCCGCACTTGCCGGGGCCATTTCTTGCGCCCTATGCGGCGCGTGTCAGACGATAACGAAACCCTAACCTTGTGCCAAGCCTTCCCGCTCCGGGCTTGCGGCTTTTGTTTCGGGCGGCTATCCTCCCGGGCGTTCGATCCTATCGCAAAGCGGGGCCGGTTGACCGCCTTCAGCCGGCCCCGCCGCCATTTAGAACAGCCGAAGCCGCCCCGCTTCGCACGCGTATTGCGCGAAGGTTGCGGGCAGGCCGGTGATCTTGCCGCCGGTATAGGCCGCCAGCACGCCCTCGTAATCCGGGGCGATCTCCCCTAAGAACTTGAGCCCGCGGGCCAAGTTATCGCCGTGGAGAACGTCAAGCTCGTCGACCAAGAGGAACGGGACGCCCCCGGCAAGGCAAAGCGCATCCTGTAGCGCAAGGCCCGCCAAGAGGTTCTGGGCCTTGCTTGAGACGTTCGTCGCCCGGGAGCCGATTTTGACGCTGCCGTCGTTGCCGAGAATGATCTCGACGCCCAACGTAGCCGACGCCCATTTGAGCCGATCGCGATCAATGCCCGTGGCGGCCCGCTCCAAAACGGCCGCCGCGACCGGACCATCGGGGGAAAGCACCCCGACGACTTTGTTCCAAGAATCCCACCGCGACTTCGCGTTCCCGGCGTTCGTTTGAATCGAAGCGATATCTTGCTCGGTCTGCGCAACAAGTTTCGTGAGCTTGGCCCGTTCCTTGAAGTTTTTGTCGAAGGCTTTGGACGCTACGTCGTGCGCGTCAATGATTCCCTTGGCCTCATCCCAACGCATGCCCAAAACTTCGATTTCCTTGTCGAGCGATTCCTTCCGGGCCGCGCACGTTTCGAGCCGATACTTTTCCACGATCTCTTGCGCCGGAGCATAGGCCGAGAGCCGTTGCAAGAGTTCGACCAAATGATCGGCCAGGAACTTGATCTGGCCCTGCTCCCGAAGAATGCGGCCGCTGAGGTTGTCCGCCTCTTGCTGGGTAATCCCCGGGGCGATCTCCGCCGGCTTTTCCACGGCCGGAAGTTCGGCCAGTTCCTTTTTGGCGTTGTCCAACCGTTCCTGAATCTCCGGCGGGACGGCTCCGGACTTGGCGGCATGGTAGCCGCGGCGGATTTCTTCGGCCCGCTTGAGCGTGGTCGGAACGTCTCCGAATTCGCGCCATTGCACCCCGTTGTATTCGCCCAGGGGCGGGACCGGTGCGCCGGCCTTTTTGATCTCCGCCAGGATATCTTCGTCGGTGGCTCCGGCCCGGCAGATCACGTTCAAGAGCGAAGCCCGGGCATTGTCGCCGGCGGTGATCAGGGACCATGTTCCAAGGATCGAACGGAACCGATCGCTGTTCGCTTTGAAACCGTCCGCGGCTTCGGCCGGGATAATCGTTTGCTTTGAGGCCCGGCCGATCGCGCGGGGCCAGCCTTCCCACTCCGATTTCGTTTCGACCGCCACGCTCATCGGGTTGGCCGGATCGCCTTTGAGCGCGGCCGATTCGTTTTGCTTCGCGTAGCCGCGGGCCACGCCGAACAGGGCCCATTCGAAGGCGTCAAGCACCGTCGACTTCCCGGAGGCGTTCGGCCCGGTAAAGAGCGCGACGCGCCCGGCCGGTAAATCCACCGCGGCTTCGCGGTAGCACAAAAAGTTCTTGATCTTCAGCAGCATCGTTCGTGGCTCCGAGTTGGGGAGAGGGAAAGGGGGAACTAGACGCAAGGTTCCGCGATCGGCGGGACGTTCTCCGCCGGTTCGGACCAATGGTTCATCTTCGTGAGCGATTCGCGCCAAAAGGTTTGAACGGCCGGCGAGCAATGGGCGATCGCATCCGCCCAGGTGGGTTCGCGGCCGTGCGCGCTTTGAAACCGCATGGCATAGAACAAGCTTTGAAGGTTGTGCGGTTTGTCCGCTTCGTGCTTGTGCGCGCAGAGTTGGCAGCATTCCTTCGGAGGCGGAATAAATTGCAGCGTGCCGACCCGTTGATGCCGGGCCTTCGCGGCTTGCTTCAGCAACGTCTCCGCCAATTCGCTCGCTTGATTCGGTGAGAACGCGAGGTGGCCGGCCATATCGCGCGGGAGATTGATCAGAACGTCCCCCTTCAGATCAACGCCCACCTCGAGCACGCCCGGCCCGTTCGGTGCGCATGCTTCGGCAAGCGCCGCCCGGGCTTCGATGATCTCTTGGGGGATCGTCCCGGCCGCGAGCATTTTCTCAAAGGTTAAACCGCTTCCGCGCTCCGCCTCCGTATCGACTTCAAGTTTCTCGGCATACTCTAAAAGGGCCTTCATCTTGCGCAAGAATTCGCTGGGCATCAGTCCGCATCCAATCAAAGAGGAAAGGTGATCTCGATCCGCAGCGGAAACATTGGAACGAGCGTGAGGTAAAGAACAAGCCGGCGGCATGGGTCGCAATCCGAAACGATATGGCCAAGCATCGCCTGAGCCGCTTCGAGGCTTTGCATATTCGGAACGGAGAACTCGCTCCGGGGGTTTTGCTGGTAAATGTCAAGCTTCCAAAAGAGCCCGACCCAAATGTCCCTGGGTTCGAATTGAAAGCGAACGGATCGCAGCATATCGGTTGCCCTTTACTTGATTTCCAAGGCTTCGGCGTCCGGCTTCGGGAGCGCGGCAAGGTAGCAAGTGAAGCAAACCTCGCCGTGATAACGATGCCCTTCCGCGCACTTGCGCGGAGCCAGTTCAGTTTTCTTCGGGGAGTTCTTCGAAGGGGGAAAGGGGGCCTCGATCATTTGGTCGTCGGCGGCCCCGATCACACCGCGAATGACAAGCTCGACAAGCCCGGTCCGTTCTTCCGCGGTTGTCTCCGGAGCGAATGCGTTGCCGTAATGCTCCGCGATCTTAGCGAACTCCCAATGCCACCGCGCCCGGGCGTAGCGGATCAGGCGGATTTGTTTCGGCGTAAAGTTGTGTGCGACCTCCCTGCGCATGGCCGTTATTCCTTTCGAATCTTGAGCCGGGTGGTACGGTTGTCGACGACGAGCGTAGAAATTTGTTCGCGAAGTCCCGGGTTTTTCTTCACGAATTTCTTAAGCGCGTCGGTATCTACTTTGAGCAAGGGCCAAACATCGTGGCCGTGTTCGCGGAGCAAAAGGGCCAAGGCTTGCGGATCGTCAACGCCTACGTGCCCTTCGAGCACAAGCTCGAAGATCGCCCCGCCGGCCTCGAGCTGTTGGCCGGTTTGGTTCGCGAGATAATCGCGCAAAAGCTCCCGGCGGCGCGGGGCTTTGGTTTCCTCTTGGATGATCGCCAGGGCGGTCTGCTTGGCGTCGTTTTCGTTTTTGATCGCCTCCGGGTGCGCAACCGCGCACCGCGTGAGTAACGGGCACCCGTGGCAATGCGGGCCGGGCCGGGCTTCGCTAGGCTTGGCCGCCGCGACTTCCTTTTCCCAAGCCAGGAAGTCGAGAACGTATTCCTTGAGCAAGGCGGCCGCGTTTTTGATCTCCGCGATTCCCATCGTCACGACCCGCGTAATTCCCCACCGCGGGTAATCGACCGCGATATCAACCTCGCGCCAGCCGTAATGGTCCGAAGCCATAAGGCCGTAGGAAGCAATCTGCAGATCTTTGAGCGAGGCCTCGTTGGAGATAACCCCCCAGCCGCTCTTCCAGTCCCAGATCATTTGCGGGTGGGTGACAAGATCGAGCCGGCCGCCGATATGATGCGCCTTCCCGTCCGGGCTTTCGGCTTTGCTCAAGACTTCGGAGGAGAGCAAAATCTCGACGTCGATTACATGCGTCGTGGGCCAACGCCGGAGCCATTTCCCCAGCAACTCCGAAACCTCTCCGCGCAAGCTCTCCGGGCATCTTCCAAGCACCGGCAAGGCGTCTTTCGAATCCGGCGTGCCGAGCTTGTTCCCGCGGAGCGGCATAAGCATTGCTTCGACGCCGGCATGGAACCACGTGCCCCGGTCCAAGGCTTCGCGGTTATTGATCGCGCCCTCCCCGAGTTGCATTTCTGCGCCATGCCGGGCCGGGCAACGGAAGTGGTTCGAAATGTTAGAACGCCGGTGAATCCGGATATTCGGGTCGGTGCTACGATAGCCGCGTGCCATTGTTCGCCTTGAAGAAAAGAGGGCTGGCCAAGAGTGCGCCCCGGCGATCCGGGGCGCACGGTGAGGCAAGCCGCCTTTTAATACTTCGGCGGTTCGGGCTCTCCCCCTTCGCCCATGGCTTGCTCTTCCGGCGTGGCCAACGGATCGGATTCCGGGGCCGGGGCCGGCATATCCGGCGGGTTCTGCTTTTGGCTCGAACGCCGCGGCTTGCGTTCCGGCTTAGGCGCGGACGCCGGGGGGCTCTCCGCCCGGCTCTCGCCCGGAGCGAACGGAACGTCGCCCTCGGGTTGCGCACCGGCCTGGGCTTTGATCCGCTCCGCTTCCCGCTCCACAACCAATTGCGGCTCGTCCGTTCCCATGGCTTGCGCCACGACTTCGTCGATCATCCGCGGCGGGATCCCGCTTTCCTCCGCAAGCTTCCGCATCGCGGCTTCCAAGTCCCGGCGCTTCGTCTCCCCGTCGACGTGATCGGCGAAGCCCCGCGGTTCCGTGGGCAATCCTCCGGCATCCCCGGGCGTAAGGTTTTGCAACTCCGCGTCGCCCCGTTGGAACGTAAGCTGGCCCAGAGTTTCCTTTACTTCGTTGGCCGATCGGGAGCCGCGGATTGTGAGGGAAAAGCTCTCTTGCAGCACTTCGTGTTGGCCGCGCTTAATCGCCATTGCATCGAGCACCCGGGCGTCGGCCTTCAACTTCGCCCCGCCGGCCGCGATCGTCAGGTCGCAATTGATATCCGAGGCCTCGCCGATCGCCTCCGAAACCGTAAACCACCAGTGCTCTTCGAAGCCCAACGGCTCCGCCAAGGAAATCCCGGTGGTGCCGATCGCTTGCACGCTCCCGTATTTCCACGGCCGGACTTGGAGTTGGACAAACCAAAGCCGGGAGCCGTGCCCGACGTAGCCGTTGCGGTTTTGCCGGTCGTTCCGCTCCCACCGGGGAATCGAAAGATCGTTGTATTCTTCCGGGGTTGCATGCCGCTTGAGCCAACGGCGGCAATTCAGCGGCACTTGGTTGTGAAGCTCTTTCATCCACGCCGATATGGAAAAGTAAATATTGTCGCCAAGGATTTGAATATCCCCGGCCAACGGGTCGAGGTATTGGTAGTGGCAAGTAAGGGCGGCGATCGCGGCCCGTGCGCGGGGGTTGGCCATAACTCCCCAATTGGCCCGAATCGCACGCGAGGCAATGTCCGTCTTGCTTGGCTCCGAATCCGGAACGCTTGCCGGAACTTTTTGCGGCGGTAGCAAAATATCCGCTGCGCTATCGTTTCCGCGGCCTGTGCTCATGTTCTTCTCCTCCGAGTTTGAAAAATTCTGCGAAGCTCGACTTTCAATCTATACGAAAACGAATTAGGATCAATACGGAAATTACCGGCGAAGGTTCGGGGCACGAAGCCTTCGAAGTTCGCCGCGGCCTTTAGCTCTCGGAGGTTTGCATGGAAGCGGTTCTCGAATTGTCTCCCGATCGCGCGACGCGCCGCGGCATCGATGTTGCCCTATGCCTCGAAGCCCAACGCCAACCGCGGCCGCGGAACGACGAAGAATCGGAGGAAGAGTATCAGGCGGTGTTGGCAGCGCATCGCGAAGCGATCCAAGTGCCGTGCAATCAATTGCTCGAGCGGCATATGCTTTTCGTATGGTCCCGCACGATCGCCTTTTGCAACATGAACCCGCGATACCACGCCGAGGAACTTATCGGCGAAGCCACCCTGGCGTTCTTTAAGGCAATTCACGGATTCGACGTAAATCGCGGGACCATGTTCCTGACCTACGCGGGCCCGACCATTTGGCAAAATCTTACGGCCTTTGCGCAGCAAGACGGGGTCGTGCGGGTTCCGCCTTGTTCCATCGCGAAGTGCCGCGACCCGGAGTCCGGGACAAGAGCCAAGGCGGAAGCCGCTCTGCGCCGGCCGATCTCTTTGAGCCGGCCGCTGGGCGATGATTGGAACGGCGTCGATCTCCCGGCCCCTGAGGCGGACGAAGGCGCGGCCTTGCCGTCGTTCGACGAACTTGAAGGCGCGATCGGCTTATTGACCGATCGCGAGGCCTTGATCGTGAGGGAGCGGGCCAAGGGGCGCACGCTCCGGGAGATTGCCCCCGACGTCGGCGTTACGCACGAACGGGTTCGGCAGATCGAAGAGAAGGCGTTCGCCACGCTTCGCGGCGCTTTGGGCTTTGATCCCAAGGCCCGAAGCTCTTGGATTCGTACTCGACAAAGGGAGCTTTCCGAATGATTCCGGAAGAGACCATCACTAAGCTAAGCGTTCTCAATTGCCTAATGGGCGACCTTAAGGTGAGCTTCGACCAAGCGAAGCCGGAGGAAGTCGCCAACGCCCGGGCCATGATCACCGATCTGCTGCGCAAGGGCTATTTGATTTTCATCGAGACGCCGGAAGGGACCGTGCGGGCCACGGGGTTCGATGAGAAAACGAACGAATACCTTGTGAAGTCGCCGGAGCCGAAGGAAAAGGGGAGGCCCGGTCGCCCGCCAAAGCGGATCAAGGCCGCCGGCGCGAAAACCACGGCCGTCGCTCGAACAGGCGGTGGCTAATGGATCCAACGTTCGAAGTTCCCGCCGATCTCACCTGGGATATTCTCCGGCAACGGATCAACGCCCTAGCGCTTCGCGACGGGCATTATTCCGGCTACCCGTTCCCGGCCAGCCTTGCGAAGCTTGTGCTTGAGCCGGGGACGCCTCACAAGAATCTGCAGGGGATCAAGTTCGACGGGCCCGACGATTGCGAAGATGATCCGGACCAAAGAGCCGCGCCGCCTTGGGAGTTCGAAGCGATCAATTCGTGGTATTCCTACAAGCTCGGCTGCAATGTTTGGGTCGTGCGCGAGTTCGGGATTTACTCCGCGATAAAGGAACCGCGGGCCGAGATTCAAAAGCTAAACTTTTGGATTCGCTCCGCGATCGTTGCCGAGCAAACGATGAACGTCGACGCCGAACTCACGGCGCAGCAAACGCTGCGGGAGCATGTCAACGAAACGCAATGGCGGTCGTATATCTTGTCGGGAACGTTGATCGAAACCTCGAAGCGATCGGGCGTGAAATACGTTTTCCGCAAGCTCCGGCCAACGGTCGCGCTTCGCGAACAAGGCGACGGCTTCAAGTGCCTCGCGGTCCTTTGCTTGCATCCGTTGGGCTATTACCAGGGAACATGGTGCGGAACTCTCGCGCCGACAGATGATGTTCTCGCCCACTTGCTGATGATGCGCGGGGACGAGAGGAAGTATTGGGCCAAGGCGGAGCACCACCGCCCATTCGAAACCGAATCGGGAATGTAAGCGTGTTGATTCAATCCGAGGGTATGGTTTGGCCGGCGTTCGTTGCGCGACGCAAGAGCGTTACGCGCCGGACTTGGAGCGGCAAAACGGCGGCGCAGTATTACAAGGGCCTGACGTTCCAAGCCTTCGACACCGCGCCCTTCCGCGGCGGCCGTAAGATCGGCGAGGCCCGCGTTACGGCCGACCCGTTCCGGCAGCGGTTGTCCCTCGCGCCCGATGAGGATTACGAGGCGGAGGGCTTCGCCTACTTTCACGAACACCCGAACCTCATCCCGGCGCGGGCGGCGAAAGAGGTCTGGGCGCAAGAGGGTTGCTCGTTCGCGGCCTTCGATCGGTGGCGGCAAACCGACGCCGAGGTTTGGGTTTGCCCATTTGAGATTACAAAGATTGAAGACTACGGCATCGAAGCCCTCGAAGACTTGCTGGCCAAAGAGTTCGAAGCCCCTCCCGGAAAGCTTTTCTAAAGGCCGTGAAAAATGACAAGATTAGCCCTCGCCCTTCGTTTGTATTTGGCGACGACAACCAAAGAACAAAAGGCTTTGGCGAAAGAATGGAAGTGCAGCGAATCAACGGTAACGAGGTTCCTGGCGGGCACTTCGATGCCGGAACCGGTGACCATGCTCCGCGTGTTCCAATGGTGCCTTGAGAACGAAGGCAAGCATTAGAGTAGGCCCAATCCCGGGAAGGTTTTACCAATGGCCGCCGTTTGCAAATGCGTCAACGGGCACGAATTCACAAGCGAAGTCGTGGAAGATTCGCCCGAAATAAATTACTTCGAAATCGCGGACGTTACGTGCCCGGAATGCGGGGCGGAGTTCGAAGTTGTATCGGTGGAATACGAGCGGCTCGAGGACGACGTGATATGAAAGAACTTACCCTCGCAACTATAAAAGGGCCCTGCAGCTTTTCGATCCTAGGCGCAACGACGGCTAATCGTGAAATAGTTCACCGGCGTTGCCGCGGTCATACCATGCAAGGCATCATTTATATCGACCGCCAATTGCAATTTGAAATCGTGGTGCCCTACGCTACGGCGAAAAATATCGTGGCCGCGTTGGGCTACCCCGAAGCAATCCGCGATCGCCTCGACGCCCGAAGTTGGGGCGATAGCAAAATCCATCGTTTCGTGCTTCGCCCGATAGTTTTATTCGAACTTGAAAGGATTTCGTGGTTTGATTCGTTTGAATACGAGGCCGGATATTCAACGGGGTGCAAAACTCATTTTGGTGAGTTCGGAGACCCAAATGCCGTTTACCAGTTCGGCTTTTATTTTGAACAAGTCAACCCGGCGTGTTGGTGGCTAGACCCAGGCCGACTTTAGAGAGCCGGCGGAAGCAAGGCCTCGGTGTAGCGTTGCAGATCGGCGACAACGTCTCCGATCTCCCAGGCCCGGGAGCGTTCGAAGGCCGCCCGGCTCTCCGCTTCGATCGATCGACCGTTCACGGCCCGCATGATCGCGGCCAAGGCGACCGCGGACGGCTGGGCATATTCGAACGGCCGGCCGCAAAGGCTATGCGAGAGCCCGCCTGAGCATGCTAGGGGCCAAGCGGCTCCCGCTTCGTCCATCGGCGGGAAGTTCGTGGCAATCACCGGCATACCGCAAGCCTGGGCCTCATACAGCGAATAGCCGTAGCCCTCGAAGAGGGAAGGGGCCAAGAGCACGTCCCCTTCGGAATAAAGCCCGGCCTGATCCGGATCGTTGCCCACCCGAAGTTCTACGTTCGCCGGCGCGGTCCGCTGGATCGGCACCTGGGAGCGGATGAGCACCGAACATTCCGGAGCGCGCCGCGCGGCTTCCAACACAACCGCCAAGCCTTTGCGCCCCAGGCAACCTCCGCCCCCGTTGCAAAAGAGGAACCGGCGGCAAACCGTCCGGAGCTTAAAGGGCCACCGCGCAAGCTCAATGCCCCACCGGCCGCCGACGATATGGTTCGTCCATGGGAAAGGGTAGTGAGAGCGGGGAACCTGCTGCGCGGCCGTGCGCAACACCGGGAAGGTATGCCGGGTCGGGGCCCACATAACGTCCGGCAAATGCAGCCACGCCGTATGGGAAGGCGGGATCCATTCCGCGACCGGTTCGCAAGCGATCAAGAGCCCGCGGCGCTTGGCCTTCAGGAAGATCGGAATTGCATCGTCGAAGAACGGCCGCTCGGTAAAGAACAGGGCGTCGATCTGGGAGAGCCATTGCGCAAGCGCCCGCTCGTCGCGCAGATCTGTTTGGACAATCCCGGGATCGTCCGGAGCCGCGGCCAGGGGGATGCGTTCCGGATGAGCCGGCATCAGCCAAGTGGCGAAGCGGCCTGTTCTCCAAAAGCTCCAATTGATCGTGCCGATTCCGGTTCGCGTTCCCCAGCCGATGATGCCCCACCGCATTTGAATAATTCCCGGGCGCAGTTTGGAAAAGGCGGCCTAGTTAAATAAGGGCTGTAAAAATTTCCAGAATTCTTGCCGGAATCTTTGCCGCGATAGGTCAAGTCAAGCGAGGTAGTGAATGGGGGCCTAGCTGCGCCCAGTCCGTTGAAATTCCACGATCGTCTTAAATTCATTGCTGTCCGGGATGGATTCGAAGCGGACCGTCGCCCCGCCGCCCGGGTTCGGTCCGGCGAGCGTCTTTGCCTTTTCGAGGATCGCGTCCCGCATTTCTTGGTCGGTCAATTCCACCCGGACAACGACGGAAGCCATGGCAATCTCCAAAAAAATCGTGAAAGGCGGTTAAGGTCTCGACGTACTTGTTGATAGAGGGCCGAATTTGTCACGGCCGCTCGTATTTACTTAGGAAGGAAATCGCAAAAGCGGTTTTTTCCTCGAATGAATTAGGGAAGCCCGGCCGCCGGCTATAGCTGCGCGATGCCTCATCAGGCCCGCCGGGTCAGGCCGCGGCTTCCCTTTGTCCGGAGTTTATCGGGCTCCGTTTGTACCGCCGTCGAAACATTCCGGCCAGCCCCCGGCCCAATCGAGAACCTTCGCGCCGAGCGGAATCTCCCCGCGGAGCCAAGCGCCGCGGAATTGGGTCGTGTCCGGCCGGGT